CCTTTGTTTTCTTTGGCGGTTCAACGATTTCTTCATCATCATCGTCTACTTCTGCAAGTTCTTCAACTTCTAATTCTTCATTATCCATTTTTTATTTCCTCCCAACCTAAGTATTCTAATGGAATAACAATATCCTTACTTTTCTTTAGACGTTCTTCAGCTTCATCTAAATCTTTAGCAACTATACCAATTTTAGTGATTTCTTTAGATTTAGTTTTAGCACATTTAAACCAGAATTTTCTTTGCTTACTCATCTTCTTTAGCTCCTATAATTTTACCATCTCTAATTATATAAAATTCAGATAAATATTCTTCATCTTCTAGTCCATTGTCTAGTAGATATTGTCTATATTCTAAATCAGAAAGTCCATCGCAGTCAAATTCAGAGATTTCTCCATTTTCTCTAACAATTTCTCCTGCAATAACATTTCCACATTCATAATATAGATATTTAAAATCTTCTTCTATTTGATTTGCTAAAGCTTTAATAATAGGAATTGCAGGGTCCCAAGCTGTACTAAATGATAATTTTAATGTATTATCTTCATCTACATTTATACAATTATCATACGAATTCCATTTAGTTCCCCAATTTCTCCAATTCCATTTATACCAATCAAACCAAGGACGTTCTTCTAGTCTTTCTATATGTGAATATTCATTAGTTAAAAACTCTTTAGGACATTCTTCTTTAGTTCTAGGTGATGGAATTACCTTCTCAAAATCAAATCTAGAAGGTTCATCTGTATCTGAACTTGTTAAATATTTATCCATAAAATTATTTAAAGACTCTATAGATTTAAACTTAATTGTTAAATAATTACAACAATCGTTTGGCATAAAATTCCTCCTTATTCAACCTTTTCTAATACGTATTCTCTTAAAATATCAGATACAATATCTAACATTTCTTTTAAATTTCTACCATTTGCATAATGTGGATAATATTTCTTAATACTATCGTAATCAATTCCTACACCTATAACCCTAATTCCAACCTTTTCCATATGGTTAACTTGGTCTATAAGTTCAGTTTCACTACATTCTGTAGGTTCTCCATCGGAAAACATTATACAAATTTTATCCTTATTATGTACTCTAGATAATTCCTTTTCCATATAATATAAAGCTCCTGAATCACAATTTCCAGACCTAGCTTTAATATTAACTAAATCATAGCATTTATCTATAGTATAATTTCTATCTTCCTTAAACGGTTGATATTTATTAATTATTACATTATGATTACAATGAGAAGTATGTGTTGTAATACAATGATTAATACCTAGAGCTTTTAAAGTTTCGTGCATTACAATCATTGTTGCAATACCATTTTCAATGCCTTCTCCACGCATTGAACCTGAAGCGTCCAAACATAATCCAATAGCTAAATCAGATTCTTTAATCTTATATGTATTATTATAGAATATTTCTTGAGTGTCCCTATACATATACATACGCTTTGGATCTAACTTACCTTTCGTAAGTCCTGGATTTTTAGCTCCTTTATTATATGTTTTAATTTCTTTGATATGCTTAATTAATAATTTATTAATTAATTTAGTAGCATTTACTATCTTTTCATATCCCTCTTTAACAGAGTCAGATACATCTTTAGGTTTACTTCTTACAAAACTAACTTCAAAATCATATTTAGATTCACTAAAATTTAAAGCTTTATCTAGAAGGTCACTTGTTTGTCTAATTTTAGATACTGAATCCTTTTTAGCTTTTTTATCACTTTCATAATCCATAGGTAATTTACTTGCGTCACCTGTATATTTAGTAGTATCTAAATTAACAATAGAATTATCTTCTATATTACTCATACCTGCAAGACCTAATCCAAAACTTCCTAAATCTGCTATATCTTCATTAGCTAGCTTTGATAAATTTATATCATTAGCCTTACAGAAATTAATAAGCATTAATATAAATTTAACTAAATAATTTCTATATGAATATTCCAAAGCTGTTTGAGTTAATGTAGATAAAGGCATTGGTAAATATTCTTGTTCTTCAAAATGTTTATTAGCATCATCAAGTGTTATCACAGTGTCTAAAAAGTTCATATATTCCTTTAGTAACTTATAACGTTCATTTAAGTCTGTACATTCAATTATTTGTTGTACATCATTACGGAAACAATCCTTATTATAATCATAGAAAAATCTATCTACAACTAAATCTTTAAATTTATCTTTTAACGTTGTACGTAGAATATACATTTTTAATTTTTCTTTCTCTAATGGTTCTAATACACTTTGATATAAATTTGCAAATAATTCAGCAGCTGTTACAAGGCTCATTAGATAACTAGATTTAACTAAATGTAAGCTATTACTTCCTTTATCTAGGTAATTGTAGCATGTATCATCTTTACATTGTGAATATCTTAGACTATTAAATACATTATGACTTAAGCTATGTACTTCCATATCCATTTCAGATGCAGACGAAGTTTTATAACGATTTAATTCATCTTCCAATCTAGCTAAATTTTTAAGAGCATTTACATTATCTTTTTCTATATTTAAAGGAATGAATCTAATTACATCTATTAAAGAAGTATCTAATTGCATTAATACACACATAGGAATATAAAATTTACCAACTGTATCTAAAATGTCTTGTGATTTTTTATCAGGGAGCAATATTTTACTACTATAAAGACTAAAATCTTCAAAAGTATCACTTGCTAGACGTTTAGATACAAAATATAAATTATTATTTATACCTAAACGCATTGGATAATCTCCATACCTTGAAGTACCTGAAGATATATCTCTTGCATTAATACCTCGGCAAGGTATATCTTCTATAAAATCTATAAGTGTAGTTGTTTTATTAAACTTTTCACTTATTAACTCAAATATTTCACTTATAATTGTAGTATTTTGATAATCACAATGGTCGTAACTATCTGTTAATAAAACTCTATCTTTTAGATTATATTCTAATGGGTTTAGTACAATCTTTAATTTATTAAATTCTCTAGTTAAATCTTTTTCTAATTTTGAACTAGACATAACATCATTCCTTTCTATAGTTTAAATCCTAACTTAAATGCTTTTAAAACTGTTTCAATATAATTTTCCTTATACTCAGGTTCTTGAATAAATGCTACATTTACTAAAATATTTAATACTGCATCATAAGTATTTTTAAAATATTTACCTAATGTAAATAAATTTAATAATTGTCTTACAGATACAACTAAATCTAAATTATTGTCATCAGAGTATTTTCTAATACTTTGGAATATATTAATAATCATATCTATATTAGCTGCATTAGAATAGCCTGTTCTCTTTTTAATAATCTCTACTAATTCAGGCTTTGTAGGTGTATTATATTCAGAAATAATTTGAAATCTATTAATAAATGCATCATTTAATTTATTAGTTCCTTCATAACCAATATTACAAGTAAAGAATAATCTAAAGTTTTTAGGAGCTTTTAGTATTTCTCCATTAGGTAATTCAATTTGACGTGCTTCGTCTAATAATGAATTTAATTTACCTAAAATACCAGGTCTTGCAAAGTTACCTTCTTCTATGATTACTATATAGCCATTACCTCTTAATGCTTTAGTAATTAAACCATCTTGCCATATAAAAGGTCTGGCTTTACTATCTTCAGGATCTGGATTAGGTATCATTGAACCAAATAAATCTGATTCTTCAATATTTGTTGAACAGTTAATACTGATATATGGAATACCTGTTCTAGAAGCTATAACTCTAGCTGCAGTAGATTTACCTGAACCTGATTCACCGTGAAGTAGAACTGAGTAAATATCTCCTTTAGCTACTCCTCTAACGATAGGCGTTAAATCTTTTAAATCAAAATCATTATAATAATCTTGAATATTTGCATATAGATCCTGTGCATATTCATCATCTTTATACATTTCTTTGATAGTATCAATATCAAATCCTGATGAACTAGATTTAATTGTAATATCTAATAAATCTGCAAATTTCTTTGCATTTGTAGCTTCTTCAATGCCTGAACTTTCAAATAATCCGTATGTATAATTCATTAAATCTGCTGTAGTACCTTTATAGAATTCTAATAAAGACTCTTTATCTGAAAGTTCATATTCATAATCTTCACCGAAATCCTTTAAATATGTAACTGTATTTAATGCATTTCTTAAACTTAATAATGATTCTACAGAAGTACTACTTAAGCTTATTAAATCCATTGTAAGATTAGTAAATATATTAGTATTTGTAATTAAATATACTTGGCTTACACCTTTCATAAACCCTGTAGCATACAATATACAATAACTTTCTTCTTTAGAAACTTTATGAATTCTTTTTAATGTAATGAATTCACCTATCTTAAATAATGCTGCTGTATAATCATTATTTAGATAATCTCCAATAGATGTATTTATATACACCATTTCATGTGTCTTAAGTTCTTCAAATGTAAATATCTTTTCTTCTGTAAATTCATATACATATGCACTTATAAGGTCATTCTTACTCAATGTTGTACTTAATACATTAGTATACATATTAAATGCCATCTCTACAGGATTATTTATAATTCTATCTAAACTATATACAAGTGAAACAATATACATAGTTAAAGCTGTTAATCTATCTGTACCATAGCATTTCTTAAGATTGCTATATAATTGTCCATCTAAATAAATAGTATTTGTTTTCCAATTAACACCAATATTTAAACTAGACATTGACATACCTAACTTCTTAAATGTTTCAAAAATATGTTCTGAATATTGATTATGAAGAATATTAAAATAAATAATAAAGTTTTCATCATTATCATTTTTAATAGTTAATCTTCTTACAAATGAACGCTTTTGAGCTAATGCATTTAATGTAGGAATTAAACGCTTAGTGATAAAATTACTACAGCTACCTTTAGTATCTAAAGTATCTATTTCACTTTTAGTTGTACTATCTACTAACATTCCTTTAGTAGATACTGAATATTCTAAGAATGAACCTATCTTTGTAGGGTCTAATGTTACATTGAATCCCATTATAATATACCTCCTGGATTTAAAATGTTGATTAAATCAATTTTATATAAAATTCTTTTAGATTGCAACTCTTTGCTTAATCTATCTAGCTTTTCATAATTTTCAGGAAAATTAAAATCTTCTACTACATTATTATATAATTCATTAATTTTATTAATGATTATATTATCTAAATCTTTAGAATCATATTTATCAAACATATAATCTACATAATATGTTTTTAAAATTCTTTTTGCTTTATATAAATCATTAGAAGCTCCATTAGTAACAGTCTTACCTAATACTTCTTCAGCAGCTCTACCTGCTAATAATGTTTTAATATCTCCTAGGAATTTATCCTTATCTAAAATACCTTCTAATCTAAAAGATGATTGCGTAAATCCTCCAGCTCCTCCATAACTAAAATTAGTTACCTTTGTACTAATTTCATTTAGATATAAGAATTCAGCTAATACATGTCCACATTCGTGAATTGCAACTAATCCTACTGATTTTGGATCATCTTCATTTCTTATATTTTTAGTTATGCACTTATTGATAGCTTCATTTACATCATCTAATATAATTTCTGTTCTACCAGCTCTTACAGCAAGAATTGCACTTTCATTAGCGACTTCTTTAATATCTGCAGGACTTAAGCCATCTGTTAAATCTGTAATTGCATAAGTATCTGTACCAGAAAGTGGTGTTTTTAAACGACTAAAGTAAAAATCTAATAACCATTGTCTTTCACTTTCCTTTGGATATGGAATATAAATTTGTCTTGAAAATCTACCTGAACGAGTTAATGCATCATCTAATCTTTCTGCATAATTAGTTGCTGCCATTACCATAATTCTATCAATATCTTCAAAACCATTCATTTCTGCAAGTAATTGATTTACAGTTCTATCTTCCTCACCACCTGCTCCTCCACTGTGGCTATCTCTAGAACCTAATGAATCTATTTCATCAATAAAAATAATTACACCTTTATTAGATGCCTTTTGTAACATTTTTGCAGCATTAAATAATTCTCTAATATTTTGAGAACCTGAACCTATATACATACCTTGTAAACTAGATGCAGTACAGCTTATAAAATAACAATCTGTAGAACCTGCAATACATTTAGCTGCATATGTCTTACCAGTTCCTGGTGCTCCTTTTAATAGAATACCAATAGGCAATTCAATATTAAGGTCTTTATATTTTTGATAATTTTCCATAAAATTTTTAACTTCATCTAACTCTTGAGATAATGTATATCCACATACATAATCTTTAAGAGTTACTTCTGGTTTTGAAACATGTCCTTTAGTTTCATTATTTATAGCATCTATAATTTCATCTATATCTGTAGAATCTCCTATAGATAATTTACCTGATCCTTTTCCCATAGTTCTATCTAAATCTTTAACAGTTTTAGATAATGAACTTAACATTCCTGATGTAGCTCCTTTAATATATGTAGCTCCTACATCTCCTACGATTTCATTTGCTAAATTATTTAAAAAATCTACAATATCACTAGATGTGCTAGGATGAATTGCTTTAATAAGCCCTGAATCTGAAATTACTATTGCTCCTAGCATAGTTCCTTTATCATCTACGAAGCTTAAACTAATCTTCATAGTAAAATCATATTTAATTAATTCTGTTAATGCCTTAATTATTGGTTCTGTTTGGTCTGCAACAAGCTTATCTGTATCAAGTTCAACGCTCCATGCTGAACTTTGACTTGTTGTAAACTTAATAGGAGTATCTGTTTCTAGATACTCCTTAGAATCATAATTTTGGATATATGCTTTAATAATCATATTACTTCTTTCCTAATGTTGCTAAAATTGAAACTGGAGCTACATTTCTCTTGATTGTTGTAGGTAATGGTTCACTGAATAAATCATCTTCCTTAATACCACTCTCTAGATAGAAAAATGCATTGTACTCTCCTGTTTTCTTATTTGTACCGATATTTAAACTTAAATCAATTAATGTATCAGTACCTACAAGGTCTCTTAACTTCTTGTAGTTTTCCTTACCTAAAATACCTAATTGTTGAGAAGCTGTACATTCTTCTCCATTTTGAGAATAAATTAATCTCACATAAACTTCTTGAGGATTTAATCCTTTTTCATCTGCGATTGCCTTAATTCTAGCTGGGCTAGAAACTCCAATAACCTTTACACCTTTAACTTCAACTTCAATAAACTTCTTTTCCATAATTTGTTTTTCCTTCCTTTTCTTTCTGTTTATTTTATATTTTTATTGGGTGTTTACCCACAAGGGGAAAGAACACACAATAATAACTTATTTAACGTTAAGCGTTAAAAATTTTTAATTTTCTTAAATTTCAATTTTTATGAAATTTAATTTTTACTTAAGTGCTTTGGGATATATTTTTATTTTCTAAATATTTTTAACGCTTTACGTTTACTAAATATTAAATATAAGACATATATCTATTATTTGTCTTAAATTTAAACCTTTATATACTATATTTCTTTCTTCTTAAACATACCTATATAGTATGATTTCTCTAATGCGTGCTTACACGTATAAGAAAATCTTCTTCGCATACGCGCGAGAGATTTGACGTACTCTGTCAAATTAGATTTATCTGTATAATATGGTCTACAGGATGCTTTACTAACTTATAAAAGACATATACTGCCTGTCGTTCAGTATATGCCTTAATATCAAAGTATCTAGTTTTTCTATTACCATCTAGGTATGTAATGCTATAACTACGCTTCATTTGGAGCTACGACAGGCTTTTGAGTCTTTTTAGTTTCCTTCTTTTCAACTATGATTACTTCATGAGTTTCTAGATATTGCTTTACAGCTTTACGCTTTAAATAGCTATCTCTAATATCTCTACATATTGAAACTGGAATCTTAAAAGTATCTACTACTAAACTTACAGAACTAACTGCTAATGCTTTAGCATCTAATCCTACTTCCTTAATGTTTTCTTTAGTATTTTGTGCAGACATAATTTATTCTCCTTTCTTTATATTTTTAAGCGTTGTACGAACAACCCTCACAAGGGAAGGTGGTGAGTACAATCTCTAGTTATTTCTTTTTAATATTAATTCCTTTATAATAATCAATTATCATCTTTTTAGCTAACTCTGGTACATATCCTTTCCACATAAGGTATGCATCATGTTCAGCTTCAAAGAATGTTTTATCATTCTCAATAATCTCTTTAGCTACATCTTTAGTATATCTTTCAGGAATGTATGTTTCACCATTAGCGTCCATTTCTTCATATTCATCTAAAATACTCCAAAACTTTTCATTTGTCATATAAATTTTCCTCTTTCCTAGTTTCTTTTTGATGTTTTTATCATAATGAATATGCCACTTTTTTATGCTTTGATTTATTAAGGCTGGTGTAATAATGAAATTTGGATTATATTTCTTTATTATCTTATTATTAGCATTATCAGCAAATATACTACAATATTTCTTAGTTACCTTGTTCATCACTCCCTACCTCTTTTAAATCTTCTATTGCCATTTCTAATAATTCAATAGCATCTTTCTTTTCTATACTTTTATGAAATTTCATATTTATTTTCAACTCACCATCTTGTTTTAAGAACATTTGTAAACATACTAATTTAATTTTGTTCATCACAATACCTCTTTACTAATTCAAACTCTTCTTGAGTAAGAATATACTCTTTAGCATATCCTTCAGATTCACAGAATGCTAAATACATTTCATAGGTTTGTTCTAATAAATCAACTAGATGCCATATATCTACTCGTTTTTCAAATATAATCTCAAGCACCTTTTTATATTCAGTATTTTCCTTTTCAAGACTAACGTTTATATCAAGTTGTTTCATCATTGTATGAGCAACTTTTACATTATCAGTATCTTCTAATTTTTGTTTAAATAATGCAAGTGCTTGTAATAATTCTTGATTTTCCTTTTCTTGCTCTTGTACTTTCAGTAAGGCTTGTTTGATAGTATTACATCTATAATCTTTATTTTTGTCAGTAGTCCACCATTGTTTCCCGTTTTCATCAAAGTAAGTTGATTTACATTCTTGTTTTAAATCTTCCAAACACTCCAACGCTTCACTAGGTTTAGCGTTGTCTATTGCTTCTAGGCGTAGCAATTCTTGTTGTACAATTTGAAAATCTTTATCTACTAGCTCTAGTGTATCATATTTAAAATGATTTTTTGCATTTGCAATTCTATGTAGCGCTTCTAATCCTTTACTCATATTATTTACTCCTTGTATATTCATATTTTTCTACTCTTAATGTAATCTCTTTAGATTCTAACATATCTCTAAGATTATTGATAGTGTTAGTATCTGTTGCTGGATCTAAATTAAGTGCTATAACTTCTCCTGTTTTATCATCTTCTAATTCAATTTTCTTAACTGTAATCATCTCTAAATTCCTCCTAATTATTTTATTTTTTTTTGAGATTTCACAAAGGGAAACACAAAAAAAAAGACTAGATTTCTCTAGTCTATTTCTTATAATATGTTACTTTTTGATTTTTTAACGCATTTTGTATAAGCTTTTCTATTTCATTCCAATCTCCTCCACCTAAGCCTGCTCCCATACCATAAGGTATAGCAACTCCTGCTCCTGCAGGTAATTTATTACCTATTTTATTTAATGCTGTTTCTAATGCATTATAATCAGTATATTGTTTATCAGTTCCATATCCATCTTGTCCTACAATATTCATATAAACTCTTTCAGGGTGTGATACTGAACCTATTGGAATTACATATCCTAATGAATTACTACCATTTTGTTTAACAAAATTATAATATTTATTAAAATCTTTTAAATCAGGTCTTATTTGTCCTGCTAATCCTCTACCCATTACACCTCAGCATTTACTTGCTGAAGTATATAAGGTTCTGTAGCTTGCATTATATCTCCATTCTTAATCTGGAAATTAATTTTAGCTATTTCTTCTAGTTCATTAGATCCTATATCCTTATCCATAGGATAACCATATTCTGCTATATTAATACCATGATTTCTAGCCCATTGTGCTAATAAATGCCTATGGCAATTAGGATTACTAATAGGTTCCCAACAATTTAATATAGCATTATTTTCTAGGCTATTTAAAGTATCTATAATTGCATTAGTATTACTATCTAGATAACCATTATATTCTTTTGTATAGTCGTCCCAAGATAATCCTTGGTACTTATATCTATTTAGTAAATCTTTAGATGGTGCTAAATTTTCTAAAACTGGAAAATTAAATCCTTTAGGTTGACTTACTGAAATGCTATAATTGTTATCTAGTTTATTAGTAGCATTATTAAAATAATTGCTAGTATATAATTTCTTAATATCCATATCTCTAATCTCCTTATTTTATTATTGTTTTTACGCACAGCGTAGAAAGGACAATAATAAAATTGCCCTTTCATTACTTTTATTATACTAAAATGCTGCTTCATCTGCTAGACTATTTGTATCACAATCTTCAGGTTCTTTATATTCTATAGCTGTTACTTGCCATAATGCACTTTCATCTTTTTCTTCAGCTTTCCAATCTAAATTTTCCATATATGATACTGTTGCATCTTCTGATTTACTAGGTGCAAATATATGATTTGCTAATGCCTTTCCTTCTAGGTTATAGAATTCCTCTTTTAGGCTTTCTATATATTCTAACATATTTTCTGCATCACATACTTTATTACTTCCAAATACTCCGTATTTGTTATCTTCTTTTATTAATTTTCTATAATAATTTTTATTAAATATTTCATATCCAAATAATGCGCCTAAAGCATTATGATATGCTTCAATATATGCTAATTCTGTTTGACGTCTTAAGTATTCCTTATTACTATCTTTTTTACATTCTTTATTCTTTTTAACATATAGCGTATAATCATTATTACCTGCTTGTATCCAATCCCAAGTTTCTTTATCTGCCATAATATCAAAGAACTTCTTTAATTGACCTTTTACAGCTTCTACCTGATATTTATAAATTGTTTCTTGAGAAGCAATTTCTTTTAGTAAAAATGTAGCTCCTACAAGGTCTGTTATCATTAAAATACGGCTTCTTAAAGCTGTTAATACAAATCTTCTTAAATAATCTAATTCCTTAAATTCTGGGAATATAGTTGGCTTCATTAGCTCTAGTTCTGCTGTTCCTAAATCATATAAGCCTCCTCCTTGTTCTCTAAATTTATCATATTCTACATATTCTAGATTATCCATATGATACTTAAATTGATACATATCTGGATTCCAAGAATATCCTCTAAATGATATTTCAGCGTGCTCATTTAATATACCTGCTTCCATAAAGCACTTTTTAACGAATTGTTCTCTAACTTTCATCTTTGTATAACTAGATGCTGTTTCATAATTCATATTTTTAGTACTTATAACTCTCCATTTCATCTCATTGTATAAAGCTGTATAAAAGTCCTTAAATGTTTCTTCTGGAAAATAAAAGCACTCTAAATCGTGACTATTTCCAGGTTCATCAACTCTGAAGAATAAGTTTAATATACCTTTATCTTCAAACATTGTTCTATCTAAATCTGCTACATATAATGTTGTATCTTGGATAGCTGTTCTAATGTCTCCTTTTCTCATATCTGGACATTCGCTAATTAGGCTTGGTTTAATTGTTAAACCTAATTTGCTCATTTCCTCCATGTACTTATTAACTTGTTCTTTTGTTAAAATTGTTTTAATTTCTCTCATCTTATTTACCTTCCTTTACTTAATTTATTTTTATGAGATTTTATTAAAAACGGATAAAAGTTTTATCCACAAAGTGGTAAAACCCGTATAAAATCGAATATTTATCTTTATTTTATGACTTCTTAAATACGTAGTATTTAAAGTAGGCTTTTTTAACACTATATGTTTAAAATTCATTTTTAACTTCCTTTACGCGTGTGCGCGTGTAGTCTGTTTAATTTTGGTGTATTGAGTTCACCCAAAGGGGAATGGGACGCAATACACACAAAATATAACTATATACTACTAATCTCTAAATATGGCTTAACTAAGCCAAGAATCTCTAGATACTCCTAACCCTAAATGCGACAAGATACACAAAAAAAAAGAGAAGAAGCCTAAGCTTCTTCAACTTTTTTGAATGTGTAGATTGTAACATTTGACTTTTCGTACTTCTTAAAAGTACTTTCAACTTCACAATCCATTAGAGCTTTTAACTCATCAGCTGATTGAGCTGAAATTCTGTAGCTTTCAACATCTACCATTTCACCAGTTTCAATATCTTGAACTTGTTCAACGATTTGAACCATGTAGCAAGCATTAGCACCTAAACGGTATTTGTTAGATTTGAAAAATTTAACAAGCTTCATACTACTTAATCTCCTTTCTTAAAATTTTGATTTGAGCTTCTAGCTTTGCAAGCTTTTGCTCTTTAGAAGGCTTCCAAGGTGCTACAGCTCCTTGTGCTGACTTCTTAATTTTGCTTCCCATATTTCTAATAGAAGCTTTGAATTCATTACTAAAAATAGCCATAATGAATATTTCCGCGTCCTTTCTTAATATTTATTATCCCAAAGCACTTATCGCGGAGTTCAGTTGCTTTTCACAAGCGACTGAAACCCACGAGGTGCTTACTACCCTATGAGGTGGGCATACCTTTGAAACTACACTACAAGGCAATAGGAGCGAAGCCCTATTGGGTTCACCTCAATCACCCACTTAAAGTATCCATTTGACACTATTTGTCAAATTTTAAAATGTATTAACGCTAATTGTAAAAAGGATTTGTCATTCTCCTAGGTTATGGTATAATTTGGGTAGGAGGTTTTACAATATGGCTAATGATAAGAAGAATAAGGTTAAAATTGAAAGAAAGGGTATTACTTGGCAAGTAGACCAAAAGAAGATGAAAGTCTCTATGGCTAATGGAGATGATACAAAGGTTAAGGTTACTTTCCAAGGTGAAATGCTTACACCAGATGAATTTACAAGTCTTTATATGGCTTTACTAGAAGCGTATACAGAGTCTCTCCTAGAGAAGAATGAACGTAAGGCTATTTACGAACATTGGAATAGAGTGTTCGGTATATTCCTAAATAAGATTCTTACTGATAAGGAAATTTATGAGGCTTCTGATAAACATAAGGAGTTTAAAAAGGTTGTAGATGATACACTAGGAGCTCCTGAGACTGAATCTGTTAAAGATGAAAATGAAGCTAATAAGTTGGCTGCTATGCTTCTAGCTAGAGAGCTTATGATAGAAGCTGGACTAACAGAGGACACTGTTGACGCTTTACTTAATAAGAAGATGGGTTTAGTAGCGCCTACATTAGGTGGTGAGGAGATTGTCAACTAAAAAGAAGAAAGAAAAGAAGCAAGAGGATAATATACTTAAAGGGTTAGATATGGTTGAGAAGGTTACACCTCACGTATCTTCTAGCCCTGAAGAAGCAACGCTATCTCATCTAGCACAGGCTAAAGAAGAAGGCAAAGAGGTGGGCTTATTTGGACGTAAGATGTCTAAAATATATAAGCTATCACCTGGGGATATATGTCCTAACTGCAAATATTCTGCTGTACAGGATGATATATCGTTTAATGGGAAGCCGTGTGAATTTTTCGTATATTGTCCAACTTGTAATGCACATATATGTACATATCAGCCTATGGAACATCAAAAGGCTTTCCATATGGATAAACACCAACATAAGCTATATGCAGGAGGTTTCGGTTCTGCAAAGACTTATACAGGTGGTATGGAGTTCCTAGCGTATGCTCTACAAGTTCCTAACGGTGCAGGATTAATAGGTGCTGCGACTTGGGGTCAAGCTTCTGATACATGTTTAAAGTTTATATGTGATAATTTACCTGCAGCGTTAGTTGCTAAATCAAATCAAGATAAGGTTAACTGGTATATTGATTTGATTAACGGATTTAGAATATCAGCTAAAGCTTTTGACAAAGAAGGTAAAATCCGTTCTGCTAACTTGAATATTATATGGGTAGAGGAAGCATCCGAGGTTTCTTATAATGTTATTACTTATATCAAGGCACGTTTAAGAAACAAGACAGCTTGGATTAAAGGACGTAATAGATTAAAGATGATTCTAACATCTAACCCTGACGTAGGTTGGTTAGCATCGGATTGGTTAATGATTTCTGATGAGATTTTTTATCACGGTGATGTTGCTGATAGGTATACTGTTGACAAAGCACGTCAAGATAAATCAACTTCTACGCATATTTCAGCAACTAGTGCTAATATTTATTTACCTCCAGACTATGAGGCTAATCTAGCAAAGAATAAGCCTAAATGGTGGGTAGATAGATTTTTACATGGTTCGTTCAAATATGCTGAAGGATTGGTATATCCTAACTTTATGGACTGGTTCGTTGATCCATTTACAATACCTAAGCATTGGAAAAGGATTACAGGTACAGATTTTGGTAGACGAGACCCTACAGCACATCTAGTTGCTGCATTAGACCCAGTACAAAAGATTATTTATATTTATGCAGAGGTTGAGGAAACTCTAGATGAATTAACATTGGACGAGTTAATTGCTAAAATTAAGCAAACTCACGATTTTCCTGATTATCTTCTAGCATATCCTCATCAATGCGACCCTAGAGGTAGAAACAAAGACCAAGTATCAGGTAATACTTGGATTGACGCCTACCGTGAAAGAGGACTAATACTACAACCTGCAGAGGATTGCGAGGCTAATTCTATTGCTGTTACTATTCAGAAGGTTTATGAATATGCTGCAGCAGGTAGACTAAAGGTGTTTAAGACTTGCACGAAACTTAAAGATTCCTTGTCTAAATATAAATACCCACCTCGTAATCTTCAAGATGCAGACCTAAATCAAGGTGAAATACCTATGGATAAGTTCAACCACTTACCAGATGCAATGAGATACATGTTATCTAGATTCCCTAAATTCCCTGAAAATCCAGAGGCATTTAGTGATATTTGGAGAACTGTTATGTCTCTTAATGCTGATAACAATAAACCTCACAACTTCTGGAGTAGAAATTATGAGGATTCATCACCTGATTTTGTTAATGATTTTATGGATAATTTTGGATAGGAGGAGTTTTATGACTGAAAAAGAAGAAAAGGAATTGCTAAAATTGGTGAGGGCTAATAATAGATTACTCACCACCATAGCAAAAGCCTTACATTTAGTGCCTGTTACTGAAAAAGAGGAGCAGGAATTACAAATTGCCCGTAGAAGAAATGAGGAACAGGCTGCTAAAGTCAATTCTCAGCTAAATGCTATGGAAGGTAAACCAGATGAATATGAGGAAAACACATTAGGTAATCTATTTTCAGATGTAAAAGACATTTACGGAGATGTTTTAGCTGATGAATTCCTAGGAAGTGAGGATTAAACATGGAAGAAAACATTAATGAAGGCGTTAAATTATCTCAAGATATGACATCTCAAGATATTTTGGACGCATATGGTATAACAGAATATACTGTTGATGATATTATTAGAGATTTCGAGGACGCTATCTCTTATAAACAAGAGCAAGCTCGTATTTTTAAGATATTAGATGCAGCAGACCACTCTGACATTTGGAAGGTTTTTAACAAAAAGATACCTTCATACGTTCAAACACCTACTCATAACCCTATTACTATCATAAAAGAGGCTACCAAGGCTTCAATTATGCCTACAGAGTATTCAGGAGACTTTAGAGCATTAACTTTAGGTGCTAAAGAACTTGCAGATACTGCAAATAAGTTCTTTCAACTAAAGTGGAACTCTATGGATATGGACGATGTGAACAATAAATGTGGAGAATATGCTTATTTACACGGGACTTCAGGTGTTTTATTCGGTTGGAATAACGATTTAGTAGAAGCTAATGATATTTCTAGCATTTTAAACGCTAAACGTTTAGTACCTTTACAAGCAAAGGTGTATCATCCTACTAATATATTCCCAGACCCTTCTGCTGCAACAGTCGAGGAGATGAATTTCTTATGTTTCGCTGAACGTAAGAGTAAAGATTTCCTAAAATCCATTCCTAGGTTCCAAGCTAGAATGGTAAATATCGAAAATCCTAATGATACTACAGGATTTACAGACCCTAACTATATTAGAGATAAATCAAAGCAATATTCTAGAAATGTTGTTACATTTATCACTTGTTATAGAAAATCTTTATGGCTAAAGCCAGGAATTAACGGAATTCCTACATTAACTCCTAGAGTTGACATCATTTACATGGCAGGTAGAGAGATTTTAGATGTTGCTTTCGACATTCAACCTAACTGTATTCCATTTGTACCTTTATATGATGAGGAAATTCCTAATAACTTCTGGGGTATCTCTAAATGCTACAAGGTATTATCATTATATCTAGCATTAATTCAACTAGATTCAACAGAAGGTACTGCTTATTTTAAGCATCAAAACCCTGCTGAATTTATTAATACATTATCAGGAATTAATATCGCTGAATATCAAAATAAGCGTAACAACCCTGATGCTGCTTATACTGTTAACTGTGATCCAGCAAAGGTACAATCATTTGCTGATAGACCAGAACCACCTACACAAGGATATAAGGAGTTTAGACAATATCTAATCTCTGCTATTCAGCAAGTATCAGGTGTAGATGCTGCATACCTAGGACAATCTTACGGTTCTATTCAAACAACAGGAGGAGTATCTCAAGCTCTTGACCGTTCTACAATGAGAGATAACAATAGAATCAAGGCTATTAATAAGTTCATTAAACGTGAACTAGAATTAATGTCTCAATTCTATATGTTAAATGGACAACCTGAAACATTTAAGCCTAAGGGCAATGAGATGTCTCCTAATCAAAATTTAGAAAGTAAGGATTTAATATTTAATCCTGCAGATTTATTTAACAGAGATGATATTGTTATTGAAGTTGCTTCAGACGCTCCTCGTTCAAAACAAGCATATGAAGATGGAGCTAAACAATTAATGGAATTACAAATGAAGTATGTTCCTGCTGAACACGGATACCCTGATTTCATTACTCCAGATGAAATGATTTCATTCCTAAATATTCCAGCTTCAGAGAAGAATACTATTAGAGAAAGAATGAAAGTTCAGATGGAAAATATGAAGCTAGAGGAATATATGGCTGTATTATCTGCTGTAGGTACTCTAACTCAAGGTGGCATGGACCCTGAACAAGCTCTACAAGAAGTAGTTGCACAGATGATTCAAACACCTGTAGGACAGCAACCTGCTGTAAATCCTAACCCAGGTCAACCAATGCAAAAATAATATTTGACATTATTTGTTTAAGAATTTATAATTTAAAGTAAGGAGGATGTTTTACAATGGAAAACAATATTTTTGAAGGAATCCCTAGTCTAGATGACACTCAGGGATTAGAAAATTATGCAGCAAATCAAGCTGCAACAGACGCTATGGGGACACCAGCTACAACTCCTCAAGCATTAACGCCTAACGCTCAACCAACTACTGATCCAAACGCAGCTGTACAACCTCAAGGTCAAGTAACATATACTCAAGAGGATATACAGAGAATAATCGCCGAGAACGCTCAGTATAAGGCACAGGCACAGGCAAGAGCTCAAGCTCAGGCACAGCCACAAAATGTGATGCCTCAGCAAAGAGTTGCTCAACCAAATTCTAATGCTAATCCTCAACCAGTTGCACAAGGTAACCCTCAGTTACAAATGGCAATCGCTAGAGCGTTAGCTGCAGGATATACACCAGAACAGGTGTATGCTGCTATGAGAGGTAATACTGCTCAAGCGAAACTTGAAAATCGTCTTGACCAGATTCAAAATTATCTTGAACAGCAACAATACCAAAGAGAAGAAGCTGCCTTTATAGACAAGATGACTAACTTTGGTAATAAATGGGGTCTTAGTGAGCAAGACCTAGTTACATTCGCTGATAAAGCATTACAATTAGGAATTAACGTTGCCCAAGTTAACGATGTAGAAGCCGTTTTCAGAGCCGTATATCCTGAACAATATGCGTTTAGAGCTCAACGAATTGCTAACCAAAACAATGCCTCACCTATTTACGGAGGTACAGCGTTCCAAGAAGTTCCTAGAGCTGCGCAAGAAAAGGCTGCAGATGCCTATGTAGAAAACTTCCTAAAGAACAAAATGCCTAATGCGTATAATAGATTTACAAATAAAAGATAGAAAATAGGAGGACACGTACATGGAGAATATCTCTCTAATTAACAACACTTCAGTTTACCGTAATCCAGCTCCTCAATCTCCTTTACAAGGTGCTAATGTAATGCAGCCTGCTGCAGTATATAGCAAGTTAATGTTAAGAACTATTGAGTTAACAGAAGCTGACTTTGTATTCGATGGCTTAGCAGAAGAAAGACTAATGCCTTCTAACAACGGTGCGAATGAGATTGTATTTAAGCGTATGTTATCATTAGCTGCTCATACAATTCCACTTGCTGAAGGTATCCCACCTGCTTCTGACCAAGGCAGAATGGTTGCAATCAAAGCTTCTACAAAACAATATGGTCGTGTTATGGAATTTACTGATAAAGTAAACTGGGCTGTAGTAGACCCTCTAATTTCTGAGTATACTAGACAGTTATCTTTAAAGGTTCCTGAAACTAAAGATTTATTAGCACAAGAGGCATTACTTGCTGAATCTCAAGTATTCTATGCTTGTGAAAAAGACATTGAAGGCAATGATTCAGACATTTTAGTACCAAAGCAATTTGGTATTGTAAATCATATCAAGTATTTAACACCTGATTGTGCACCAACTATTGACGAATTCCGTAAAATAGTTTTATCTCAGGAAGCAGCAAAGGTAAGACCTTATCAAGGATCTAACTTCCTAGTATTAGCTTCATCTGCTGTATTATTCGACTTAATCACTGATAAGCGTGTAAAAGAGTTTATGAAGTATACTAATACAGGTTCTGCTTACTCAAATGATATGGTTATCGACTTATTCTCTTTAGCTTTCAAGAAAGCAAAGACTATTAAGACTGATAACACTTATACTGATGGCAATGGTGAACTAAAGTATATTTATCATGCTCCAGTTTATACTGTATCTGAAGGAGTTACTTCAGCAGCTAACATCATTACTTCTGTAGATTTATCTACTGTAGGTACTGATACATTTGATGCTACTATCGTATTCCTAGATAGAGACCCTGAGACAGGTTCATATTTATATCCTGAGGCTACATTAACAGGCACTACATTAGCTGCTTTAACAACTGCTGCTAACGGCAACTATGATAAGTTAAATGTACATCACTCATTCGTATTAGGTGAGGAGTGCTTATATCGTATTGGTATTGAAGGACATTCTCAACCTGAATTCATCACTAAGCCTTTAGGTTCTGCAGGTACTAATGACCCATTAAATCAACGTCAAACTATCGGTTGGAAGTTAGATGCTTTAGGTTATAAGGTTCCTAACCCTGATGCAGTAGTTGACTATATGTCAATTCCTACTCAATACAGAGTTAATGTTAATGCAAGACCTGATTTCAAGAATCAGTTTACTGATTATTACTATGGCTATATGGATAATGCTACTGGTAAGTACTATCATCCAGAACAGGTTACTCAAGCTTATGTTTGGGATGCAACAACTGCTACTAATGTAGTTAAGTATTTTGTTAAGGGTACTACTACAGAAGTTCAAGCTGTTAAAATGACTAAGCTAGTTAAGCCTGTAGCTACAGGTAGAATTGGTGCTGACGGTAAGCGTCCAGTTGTAACAGGAAATGTACCTACAATGCAATATGCTTTAGCATCTGATTACTCAGTTAGATTCGTATCTGCTCAAGTATTCAAGCATACTAATAATAAGTATTACATTAAGGGTTTAGAACCTTCTAGTGCAACTGAAGTTGTAGCATTACCTGCAATTAATCCTAGACCAATTACAGTTCCTACTGCAGATGGACAAGGATATGAGTCTCGTACTGAGTACGTAGACGGTGGCAATGTAAATGCTACAGGTCATGATGAAATTGACAACATCTAAAAATAATTAAAGGAGTGAACTATAAATGTCAAAACCAGTAAATAAGAACTCTACTGATACTGGTGCAGTAGAGAAAGTTGTAGAACGCTCCAATGCTAATGGTTCAGGGACTGGCAATTTAGCCAGTTCTCTAGAACTAGCTGCAGCGTTGGAATCAAGTCAAGCAGCTATCTCAGAGAAGGACGCAGAAATTGCAAGACTTCGTGCACAGTTATCAGATAAAGATAAAGCTTCAGCATCAGATGATGCTATAAGCAAGTTAGCTGCAACTCTAGCAGCTCTAATGCCAAAACCTACACCTCAAGCAGGACCTACTGAATCAGAGACTATTAATAAGACTACTGATTTCAATTCACAGAAGGTTGCTATTGACGGTAGAAGTTTAATGGAAGCTCAAATGGCTGTCAATGCTTTTAGGAATGAAACTAAAGTTCCTGTAGCTATTGCAAAATCGTTACAAGGATCATTTGGACCTTTCCTAGCTGTATCAGTTAATGGTGTTAGAGTAAGTGTTCCATGTGATGGACGTACATACTACATCAACAAAACACATGCTGAGCATATCAAAGAAAGAATAGCTAAAGTGGATAACTTAAATGCCAAACCAGGTGAAGAAGTTACTATTAAGGCTTAATTAAAAGTGGGTTATTTACACCCACTTTTTTCTATGTTATAATTTTTTAAAAAGGGAGTTGATATAATGTTTACAACTAATAAATTCACAGAATATGTTAATCAGGCACTTAATTATCCTGCTGTTAGTTTTGACGATATACGTTTATTTTTAGATCAAGCTATATCAGAGATTAATACAGAATTACATACATCTATTATCAGTATTGATGAGATGGAAAATAAAGCTAAACAAGAGGTAACACATCTACCAAATTTAGTAATTTTAGAATCAAATGATTTAGGAGTTCCTATTCCGTCTTTTAGTGCAGAACCTGTTTCTGATTTTCCTAAAGTATACTATAATACTACAACTAAATTGTATTATATTTACAATACAGAAACTTCATCATATTCAGTAGGACACCCTTATCTAGTAGGTGTTTATCTAAATAACGGTTCACCTAACTACTATAAATCAGGTAATATTTTAGCGTCTGACGTTAAATATTGGTATCTAGATAAATATACTTGTCCTACTGATGTAGATTTAGAAAATTATTTTACAACAGATTGGATTACATTATTCCTAGTACCTTACGTATGCTACAAGTATTCTATTAGAGACGGAGATACTGGTAGATTATTTAATGAGGAATTTGCACAAGGTTTCTCTCAATTACGTAAATCTTATAATGTACCTTTCCAAGTTATCCTATCTACTGTAGCACATTTATATGCTTATAGAGATGAAGTTACTCACCACCTACCTAAACTAAATAGATGGGTACCTACAAGAGCTATAACTTCTAGTATGAAAAATCCTTCTGTTGTAAATATTATTAGTAATTCATTTTACGATAGAGGAGGGTTTGGACTATGATAAAAAGAACCCGTGGATCAAATCCTAATATGAACCAGCTTTTAAATGAGGATTCATTTACAAACAAGAAGGGTATTGATGTTACTCAAGCTCCTCCTATGAGAGATTTCATAGTAGATGCTAATAATTTAGATGTTAATTTAGATGGTAGTCTATCATTAAGAAAACCTTTATTAGATTTAGGTTTATATAATGATAATTATGATTTAGTTACACTTACTTATAATACAGATGTTTATGTAAGATTTACACAAAATGCTATATCTTTAAGTAATTCATCTTTAGTGTATATAAAATATACCTATAATGGAACTGTTGAGACTAATCAAAACTATACAGGTTTAGATTTCTCAGAAGTACATGTAACAAATACTGCTACTTCATCTTTAGTTACTGGAGTTAAGATTGATTTAGCTACTTTCCAAAATGGTATTTTTAATCCAAATAATTTAGATAATACTGTAGTATATGGAGATTTTAGATTATATAAAGAGAATAATACTTGGTATTTAGAGTATATCCCTCCTTACATTGCTAATATTTTACGTTCAGAGTCCACAGCTGAATTCAATCCAAATATTGCAGGATACTATACTTATGCATTACGAGATACTTATAATGCATTCACAATATCTGTTAATGGTATATTACCTTATAGCCAAGGTAACTTAACTTATGCACATAAAGTTAAAGACTTGACAGAAACTTCTAAATACAAAAGTTTTATTTACAATTCTATAAATACTAAAACTTTAAATACTCCTATATATCTAAAAGCTTTTTGTAATTTCTTAAAATCTACAAAAGTTACATATTACGGAGTTTGGGAATACACAACAGACGGTATTGTCTACAAAAATGTTCCTGAATTTGTAACTCAATGGGAAAATGACCCAAGAGCTAAATTATTAGCCGTAGTAGATAACACATCTTCAGCAGAAACATTAGATCCTACTGATGTAAAATATAATTACATTCTAGGTGTTAACTTAGACGCTATACGTTCAGAAGATGATTTATTATCTACTAGACCTGATGTATTATTAATCGAAAATTTTGATAAATATACTCAATTTAGATTTAGTATTTACTACATTAATAATTCTCAAAATTTAAGTTATACTACTAGAAATATAAATAAGTTATCAGGTATGACTACTAATATAGAATATGATTCAATTAACAATTATAATATTGTTTATAAAGACTCTAATAATTCTAGTTTATATAATACTGAAAATTTTGAGTTATATTATGAAATCCCATATAGTACAGAAGTTCCTACATTAAATAATATAACAGGTGCTCTAAAATATTTAGGTCCTACTGATACTGCTTCAAAATCTGCTGCTGTTACTATAACTTCAACAACTATAGATACAGATACAGATGGTATTGTAAAATTAACAATCCAAGGTACAGCATCTACAGGTATATCTTCTAGCCTAGCTAATGATGATATTTTTAATATAAGTAAGTTTAAATTATTTATATTAGTAGACGGAAATATATTTGATGGTATTAAGTATCTTTCAGTATTACCTAACACTAATTTAAGTAGCCCTACTCAAACTAAAGTAGGATTAATAGTTGATACTTATGATTTCTTTATATCTAAAAATACATATAATGATGGTATAGATTGTGAACCAAGATTAACTCAAGAGTCTATAGCTAGGATAACTAATTTTGATCCAGTTAAAGCTTTAGAAACTACTAATGATTCTATATTCCAATTAACTGATGGTCCTCAAGCTAATACATATAGAGGTGCATACATGCATTACTCTAGTCTTAGTGTACAAGAAGTTACAGAGACTTGTATAGGTTTCCGTACTGATAATATGTATAATGCTTGTTCTCGTACAGGTACTATGTATTTCCCTAATGAAGAAGATTTTAAATCAGCTGCAATGAATTTTTATATAGGTAATAGTCAAGTTACAATGTACCAAGATAGTACTCCTAATCGTTGGTATAGTAATGCTGGTTATGTAAATGTGCTATTCGATTGGATGACTGGATATACATACCCAGACTTTTATAATGTTAAATTTGATGACTGGTTTAGACAATATGCTAATATCTTCAAATTAGATAGCCAAGACGATTATGGTAATAAATTTGAATTGTGTTTTAGAAATGCAAATACTACTTATTTGTTAACTAAAGAATCTAACTTCATATGGTTTGAGCAACAATCAGGAGTTAGTTTAGCTGATAATGTATTATATTATTTACAAAATCGTAATTCAAATAATTTAATATCTTGTCATACTATCCTAGACGATGGTGTAGACTTTGAATTCTCTTACAGTGCATTAGACACAGCTTATCTAATAAGTATGTTCCCATTTAATATCCCTTATGGAGATATAACTGAAATGCTAGATACAGATTTTATAAGTGCTTCTAAAGGTAAGAAACTTTATTACAAATATCGTTTATATTCTTACGGTGAAAAAGAATTTAAAAATTGTATTTATGTATCAGATTCAAATTCTTTCATATCTAGTTTATTAAATACTATAGATTTGCCTACAACTCAGGATAGTGAAGTTACAGCATTAACTCCTTGGAGAGAATATTTGATTGCTGCTAATGCAAACAATATGTTCTTAATAACTCCAGCTTCAAATGGATACACTTCTAAAGTTATAAATACATTTATAGGTATACCTAGTAAAGATAGTGAAACTTTAAAATCTATATTAAATGGAGTAATTTTTAAATCAGGATCTAAAATATATTCATTACAACCATCTGTATATTCTAGTAATGATAGTATATTGAATATTATAGATATTTCTAAACCTATAGCTCCTTATATTGTAGATACTGAATATGATAATTTTGCATTTACTACTGAACAGCATTATTATCTATGTATTCCTAGTAAGAATACAACTACTGTGTTAAAGTATGAATATGCTACAAAGGTATGGACTAAACATACATATCCTGATAGATTTATTAGGACATTTGTTAATACAGTTGACGATATACGTGTAATTGGAGCACATGCAACATATCAATTTGGTAAATCTATGGAAGAATTAAAAGCTAATGCTGATAATTATGATTATGCTGTAGACGATAGTTGTCTAGTTCAGTATGGTGATTGGATTTTAGGTACTGACTTAAAATATCATCCTGCTCCATTTAATTTCCTAGTAGATACAGGACAGAAATCATATTCTATGAATAATATAAAACAATTTGTAGAAAGCAAATTGATATTTGCTATCCTAGATAGTAATGATAGTATACCTTTAACCGTTGATGTATATGTTGACAATTATAGTCAAATATTACATGTTGATCCTGCTACTTCTAGCTCATTCTGGAGAAAGATGGAATCAATGATATTAGGTTCTGATATTCCAGCTGGTGCTTCACAGTATCAACCTTGTATTAAACAACTATTCCTTAGATATTCAGGTAAAGGATATACTATTAGACATAGAATTTCAGGATTATCTTATTCTAATTTCAAGTTCTATGTTTCATATTACAGATACAAATCTACAATTAATAAACATTAAGAGTGGTGATTTTACTCACCACTTTTTTGTTGACAATAATTGTTAAACATTTTATAATTTAATTAAGATGAACATAAGGAGGTAGCAATATGCTTACTAAAGGAACACGTTTATTAAACGCAGTAAAGAAAATTTATAAAACTATTACAGGTAAAGATTCAAAATCAAATGATGTTACTACAGTTGTAGAAGGCATCGCTAATAATTATACAGGTGAAGGTGGAACAACAGTAGTAGCTAATCCTACACTTGCAGGTACAGAAGATACTTTAACAGGAATACAAGTAGGAGATACTAAATATGCAATGCCTCAATTTAATTTTGTGGAGTATGTAAAAAAAGGTGTTCAGTTTACTTTAAATAATGTTACGAACGATGATATTGTAGTTAAATACTTACAAAATGTAAACGGCTTAGCGACTATTATAACAGATACAATTAATGCGAATAGTACTAAAATTATTAATGGTTTTATAGCGTTTATGGATATACCAGATGACTTCGATCACGGCTTAGATAATTTTCAACCTTTTGATATGATTACGATGACTTTAAGCGAAACAGGTTCACAAGGTTTACAAGTGCCTTTAAGTAATGGTGGTTGTGATATTGTAAATCTTGTTAAACCATAATCAAACCAAGAATACAAATACAATAAATTAAAAATTAGATAAAAGGGTGAGGGTACAAAGCCCTTACCCTTATACCTATAAAGGAGGTATACAATGTTAAAAATAAATGATAATTTATATGTTAACAAATCTAATATAGTTAAAGCTATACAAGATAATAGTGAATATTATCTTGTTTTAACAAATAATGTTAAAATACGTGTATCTAAAGAAATCTATGACTCTTTGAAAGGAGATGTTCCTAATGATTAATGTAAATGATAATGTTATATTAAATCCTGATAATGTAGTTATTGCAGAACAGAAAGGTTCTATGTATAGACTTACATTAATCAATGGTAAGACTTTATATGTTAATAAAGACGTATATGAGGATATTATAGCATATGAACCTGCTTCTAAAGAGTATGTAGACTCTAAATTAAGTGGAGCTTTAAAAAGACTTATTGTACAAGCTTTACCTACAGAAGATATTGATGTTAATACAATTTATATGGTGTTAGACAGTGGTTCTTCTCAGCAAGGTAATGTTTATAATGAATATATGTACATTAATAATGCTTGGGAATTAATTGGTACTACTAAAGCTAGTGGACCCGTATATTCTGCTGGTACTAATGTTAGTATCGAAAATAATGTTATATCTGCGACAGATACCACATATACCGCGGGCGATAACATTACAATAGAAAATGGCGTAATATCTGCAAGTGGTGGAAGTAGTACAGAAATATACGAGCATAATATACGTTATTCAAATACAACGTTGTATTCATCTTTTACATTAAAGATTATTACAAATTCGAGTACACCATTTGATTATTATACATTACGCGCATGGCTTTATAATAACGATTTTAGAGAATACATGGGCGTATATAATGCAAGTGGCTTGAATGTTACAATGCCTGCGACTTCTATCGGTGAATTAAACATAATTTATGGTGTGCGTGCAACAATAGATAATATATTATTAGTTTGCGCACATGGTGCAGATAATAATCATTCATATACGGCGTCTACAAATATAACATTTACGGACACAAATATTATTGATAATATACGACAAATAATATAAAAGAAGGTGAAAAGCATGAAAAAGAAACATTTTTATTTTAATAAAGAAGAAAATAGTTTTGCAGTTGCGACAAATTTTGATTTTAAAGAAACACCGCAAGGCTATACAGAAATAACACAAGAAGAATTTGAAGCGTTACAAGAAGTAGAAACAAGTGATGAAAATTCTTCTATTCCTGAATAATGTCTACACAATGTCTACTGACAATTTCAAAAATTTAATTAAAATAGGAGGTGTAGTATATGAAAGACTTTATAAACAAGTTTCTAGATGTACCAAAGTTCATTAGGAATATTTGGATATGTCTATGGATTTGTTTATTAATTCTTGTAGTTATGAAATTATGTTTCAATATCTGGTATCCTATCGTAGTAAAGAATGAAGCCTTACTAGAACTAGGAAATACTATTGATTCGATTTCGTGGTTAAGATATATTATACTAGGTTTATTTTACATATTTAGTACAAATTTCATATATTTATCAGCTAGACTTCTATTTAAGTATTCTTCTAAACTTGAAATGCTATTGATAAATTTATTTCTTATTTGTACGTTTATCGTTAAATGTTTTAATATCTATTTAGGTTATTGTTTAGAAGTAATGTATTCTATTATAATACCTATAATTATCAATATTAAAACACATGATGAATATTCTAAACCTAAATTAATATTATATACAATACTATTACAAGCATTGTTATATCTATGGCAATTAAACATATTATTTGTTAGAGGATTGCCTGAAAATCTTAACTCAATTAACATAACTATACAAATTATACTACAGTTAGATTATTATATCTTTTTAAGTATTATATGGTTAGGAGTTGGTAGAATGGGACTTATTAGTATTTGGATCTTCTCTAAAGATATTACAAAGTTAAAATCTTATAGAGAGAAAGAATTAGCTAAAGCTAATCCAGATGAAACTATCATCAAGAAGCTTGATGCTAAAATCGCTAAGCTAGAAAAGGCTGAATAGCGTGTATAAGTATTGGTTTAAGGACGTGTGCTCATACGTCCTTTATAACATTATACTCCTAACTATAGCCTACTATTTTGAAAGGCTTTACCAAATGCTTATATTTGTAGTCTGCTATGAACTTATACAAACTCCGTTTAAATATAGGTTTCACGCAGATTCAATACAAAGCAATCCTTCTAATGCAGTTAAGCTATGTAAACTAATCACGGTAGCCGTAGAATTAATTTATTTAACGCTTAGTGTAGTATTAGATATTTCAATATATTTAAACATACTTTTAATTGTATATATTGCATCTTTAAGTTGCTTCCTAGAATATGGATTAAAATATATTGTAAACCATAAAGAAATCCTAAAAGATAGAAATAGGCTAATAGAATTATGTAACGCTCGTAAAATTACAAAAGTTGCGTGTAATAGATTAATTTTAAAATACATAGAAGGCTACACTTATCAAGAAATTGCAGACCTAGAATGTGTAGACATTGAAACAATTAAAAAGTCAATATCAAGAAGTCGAAAGAAACTATTTATGAACTGAGAAAAAATCTCAGTTCTTTTTTTATTTGTCCACATTTTGTCCACTTTATCCACATTTTTACCTAAATATAATGAAGGTGAAAGGTGGGAAAACTTATGCAAAACTTTAATAATTATAACGGCTATCAACAGCCACCATACTATAGCAATCCTTATCAACAACCTAAAAGTCAATTAATATTTGTAAATGGTATCGAAGGTGCTAAATCCTATATGATGCAACCAAATCAAATAGTTATGCTTTTAGATTCTGATGACCCTATAGTATATAAAAAGACATCTAACGCATACGGACAGGCAAGTATAGAATGTTTTAGGTTAGTTCCTATACAAGATTCAGAGTTACATCCTCAGCCTCAAGAATATGTATTAAAGAAAGACTTTGATGCTCTTTTAGAGAAAGTTAATTCTTTAATGCCAAAGGAGGTAAAAGATAATGCCTAATCCTTTTAGAACATACTCACCACCTTACACTCCTAGTGATAACATACGAAATATTTATAAAGCTATGAGTCAATCTAATAACCCTTATCAAATGTTTATGCAGTTAGCAGGCAACAATCCTCAGATGAAACCTATTATCTCTGCAATGCAACAGGGTAACTCTCCTAGAGCTATATTTAACAGTATGTGTCAACAACGAGGTATTAATCCTGATGAATTCATTAAGAATATCACAGGTTAATATAAACTTCTAGGAAAGGGGGACTAACTCATGGACGGAATTACTCCAACTTATAACATAGGTGGAAACAATGATGGTTTCTTCGGTGGATCAGGCTTATGGTTATTTGCTATCCTTGCTTTAATGTGGGGAGGTAATGGATTTGGCTTTGGTAACCGTGGCAATGTAGGTACTGAGGCTATTCAGGCTGATGTAAACAGAGGTTTTGATAACCAAAATTTACAAGCTCAAACTAGAGATATTCTAGATGCTGTAACTTCAGGTACTGCTCAATCTGTAGCTGCTACTAACCAAACATTCCACGATATGTTAGGTTCTTTCAATGATAAGTATAGCGAACTTCAAAGAGATGTTGCTGGTTTAGCAGTAGGTCAAGCTAATTTATTAGCTAAGGAGAATGAATGTTGCTGCGCATCATTAAGAGCCATTGATGGTGTAAATTACAATAACGCTATGAATACTGCTGCTATCAAAGAGGCTATCTTATTAGATGGTCAAAAGACTCGTGATTTAATCACAGAGAATAAGATGGAAGCAATGCAAGCTAGAATTAACCAATTAGAGTTAAATCAAGCTGTAGCAGGTGTTGTAAGATACCCTTCACAGACTACTTATACAAGTGGTACAAATCCTTTCTGCAACTGTGGTTGTGGATGTGGAAATATCTAGTCATTTAGACAAGACATTATGTCATTTTGGGAACTGATTTAATGTCAGTTCCCTTTTAATTTAGGAGGATAATATGAGAACAAATTTAATTTTTATGACAACTAATACTGATGAAAGTGTATTAGCAAATGGATTGATTCCATTAAATACAGTTCAACGTAAGTACGGTTGTGCTGTACAGCCAACTTTAAACGGTATAAGTTTAACAAGACCTGGATATTATAAAGTATCTGGTACTATTACATTTACTGCTCCAGCTGCTGGTGATGCTATAGTTCAAGTTCAAAAGAGTAATACTGATGTTCCTAGTATTACTGCTAGTGAAACAATTACTACTGCAGACACAGAAGTTAGGACTTTGCCTATTGAAGGCATTGTAAAAGTATTCTGCAATGAAGGTTTTGTTACTCTTAATATAGTTAATACAGGTATTGCTATAACAGTTCAAAATGTAGCATTAGTTGTTGAATATCTAGACTAGGAGGTATCCTATGCACAAGAAATTAATAGAAGAAGCTACTCAAGAACAGTTAAAAGAGTATGTTAAAGACTCTTTAACTATGCTTAAAGAAACTCATCCTGATATTTATGAAGATTTAGAAATGTATCTTTATAAAGAGATCCACGGATGTCACTTTAACGCATGGATGCTTGAGTGTGCTTTAAAGGGTATGGTTAATGAAGATGGTACTTCAGGAGGTCATTGGACTGTAGAACAAACTAATGCTGTTGCTAGACAGAACGGCATTGTATTCGATAATTTCAATGAGTACGATTGGAATTATGTTATGAATATGGTTTATTCTGATTATTATGGTGCAATACCTAATGATACTTCAGCATATGTCCGTATAGCTAAAAAATTTATAATGGATAAAGATGCAAAGAACGGAAAAGCTTTAACATACTATCTAGCAATGAGAGGGTAATATACCCTCTTTTAACATTTAGTGTTGAAAATAACTTTAAATAATATTAAAATAATAGTAAGGAGTTGATAGTATGACATTAGAAGAACAAATTGAATTGTTTACACAAAAACTTGTTACTAAAAATAATCTACCTTCTTGGTTTCATAGAACTATTAAAGACCTTATAAGTAAAAATGTAACTATTGAAGAATGGAATACTTTCACACAATATATTTCTAACAACACTTCAGATATTAAATCTATAGAAGAATTTGTATTACTTTTAGCAGATTATATTGAAGGATATACTACTAAAGATTATGTAGATGGACAAGATGCTTCTACATTACAATCTGCTAAAGATTATGCAGATAATAAATTTGAAACTAAAGTAGATGCTTTTAGTGGGAATTATAATGACTTAACAAATAAGCCTACAATTCCTGTAGTTCCTACTAATGTTTCTGCATTTAACAATGATGCAGGCTATCTTACTAATGTTAATTGGAATCAAGTGTCTGGTAAACCTACTTTTGCAACAGTTGCTACAACTGGAAGTTATAATGATTTAACTAATAAACCAACTATTCCACATTTATACCAACATAATATTGTAGGTATGACTACCGATACAGAAGATTTTGTATTATTTAGTTTTATTAATACAACTAGCACACCAATGACATATGGTGAAGTAAGAGAATGGTTATATAATAATGGTTTTACTGGAGAAGGAACTAATGAACTACGTTATTTACCAGCAACTGGTAGATGTTCAGCAGATTCATTTGAATTTGATTATACACCTCCTGACCAAGCAACTACTAGCGATTATTGTGAATCAGTTATAGTTGGTGTTAGAGCTACTAGCGAAGATGATAATGAAATTAAAGTATTAGTTAGCTTATTAAAAGAAGCTCATAATACTGATTCTTATGAAGAAGATTATATGGGCATAGCAAATTCATTTACAGACACAGTAGTAACATTATGTTAGGAGGAAGAATATGACAACATTAGAAATTATTTTTACAGTAGTAATTGGACTTATAACGTTAATTTTAATTGGATATTACGCTATTAAGATTATTAAAAACAACTATATCAATAAGATTTATGATGGTATAGTACAAGCAATGAAGCGTGCAGAATCTTTATCATTATCAGGTCCTGCTAAAAAAGAATATGTATTAAATCAAGTTAAAGCAACTTGTAAAGATTTAGATATTCCATATGACTTTATTGCAAAATTAGTAAGCAAAGTTATAGAAAATGTTATAAAAGGATATAACTCAATGATTAAGTAAAGGAGGTTTACCACATGGCAACAAATGTAATGGATTTTAGATCTCCTTTAGCTTTATTATCAGGAGTAGGATTTGTAAATGCTGGTGCTGATGGGTATCTTAAAAAACGTGACAAGAATTGGTTTAATAATTTCCTATCATTTGGAGCAGGTGGAGATACTGAAGCATCTACTAGAGAACTAGGTAGATGGTTCAAAGATAATTACCTTTCTAGATTAAATGATAGTAATGTAACAGACTACATCAATTCTTTAGATGATGAAACATTAGGTGCTTTAATGAGCCAATATTATGATGAAACTAAATCTGATTGGCTGGGTACAGAATCTGTATTAGATATTAATAATCTTATTAATGATATTAATAAAATGTCTAATGTTAATATAGGTCCATCTTTAGAATCGTATTTAGGTGATTATGCAAATGAAGCAGACCAAGCTATAGATAATGAAACTCAAAGAGTTTTAGCGCTATATGACCAAAATCTAGCTCGTCAAACTAATAATTATAATGCAGAACTGGAAAACATGAACCGTAGTTATAACGACTACGCTAGACAGGTTTTAGCAAATGATTATAATAAAAATGCTCAACTAATGGGAACTGTCCAACAGAATATGGACAAAGCTCGTAAAAATGCTTTAGAGGCAGGAGCTAATGCTGGTTTAAGAATAGCAAGTAATGTAAATACATTATTATCTGCTCAAAATAAACAGGCTGCTACATCTTTAGAAACTTCTAACCAATTAGCACAAGCAATGATGAATCAACGTAATGCTGCATCTAGTTTACGTGGAGATTATAACAATATGTTAACTAACGATACAAATGCTAGAGCAGGTTTAGAGTCAGGTAAATTTGAACGTAAGTTAAATGCTAGAAACTCATTATATGATTCTAGATTAAATGAATACAATACACGTCAACAAATTAATACTGAAAAGAATGGCAATTATACATCTAATCCATTCTATGATTCTTATACAACTTATAAAAAGGCTAACAATTACTAAAAAGGAGGTAATTAATCATGCGTAGAAGAAATCAAAATTTTATAGACGATTGGGCTAATAGTAATATTTATAATCAACCTGAGATGGTTCAGCCTATGAGAGCACAACCTTTTGTATATGGAGATACATCAGGACTTAATATTGATGATTTAATGTCTGAGGCTGATGATTCTTTACAATATCCACCTATCATAGGACAAAATTTCACGTATGGTAGAGCGAACACTCAAGGTGGCTCACCACCTAATTCAACAGCTCCTAGATTTGGAAATTTAAAAGGCTGGTTTACAGGATTAGGAAATAACTCAGGCTGGAACTTAACAGGTAACTCAAGATTTGGTATTGGTAATACTGGAGGACGTGCAGGTTTAACACTAGGTGGCAAAAACCTAGGGGGTTTAGCAACTGCAGGTGCAGGTATTTACCAAGGTATCCGAGGTTTTCAAAATCTAAATGATTTAAACGAAACTAAAGATGCTAAAGAAAATATCTTAAATCAGATTAGAACTGCAGCAGCAGGAAATCCTATGTTATCTAGTTACCTAACAGATGATGAACTTGCAACTTTAAATAAGGTTAAACGAGGACAGTATAATAACGCTCCTTCAAATAGTAATTCGTTTGGTGATATCCTAAAAGGTGCTGGAACTGGTGCTTTAACTGGTTTAGCTGGTGGACTTCCAGGCATTATCGTAGGTGCTTTAGGTGGTGCAATTAATGGTGGTATCACATCACAGAACGAAGCACAACAAAGAGAAAATGCAACTCTTGAAGGATTATATAATTCTTTAGCAAATGCAAATGCACAGTATAAGCGTATGCGTATTCCTAATTATACGGGTCTAGGATTACAATCTCGTTATACTAATCAATGGATGTAATTATGGATAATACTACTTTTATGGGATTGTTAATTACAGCAATTGCTGTACTTTTAACAATATCCGTAGCGTTATTAACTTTAGTTATAAGACCCGTAATTAATCTTAATAAGGATATTACTAAAACTAATGATAGTGTAGACAGATTAAATTCGGCAGTTACTAATTTAGAATCTCGCGTTACTAAACACGGTGAGATATTAGATAATCACGAAGTTGAAATTGCTACTATCAAAAGAGATATAAAATACCTAGAAGGAGGTAGATAACATGGCAAAAAGACCTAAAGTAACTCCTACATCAGATCCAAGACAAGTTCCATTCTTATCAGGAATGTTTGCTAATCTAGGAAAAGATGAAGCAGTTAGAAAAAGACTAACAAATAATATTACAATGAATAACCTTAGTAAGAATAAGGATTACCTAGCAGCTATGCAAGGTTTACCTGAAGGTTATACTGATGCTGACGTAGCAGCAATTATGGACAAATATGGTCCAAGTGCAACTCCTTCAGCTGAATCTTTAGATGCAATGTTTAATGACCCTTTCAAGAAGGGTTCAGGTAATGCAGGTTCTATTATAAAAGCTTATATCGGAGCTCATCCAGTTAAAGCTGCAGCTGGTGCTGGATTAGGACTAGCAAATATATCTGGTTTAACAGATAATGATTATTATGGTGGACAGCTTGCAGGTCTTGCTGCAGGTGGCTTAGGCTCTGCTTTCCTAGGTAGTGGATTTAGTCCAATGCTTACAATGGCAGGCGGAGCATTAGGTTCTCTATTTGACAAACTACGTCAAAGACAAGCAGAGAATAATAGACAGTCTCAATATCAATACTAGGAGGTGTTAGTATGAATGGAAATTCAACACTTTCTAGTATGTATCCTTGGCTATTAATGTCAGGTATGACAATGGTTCCTACTTTAGGTTTTGGTATCTATGATAGAATAGAAGCAAAGCGTAAAGAACGTGAACAACAAAATCAATTAGCACAATGGTATGCTATGCAAAATCAACAGGGAGGTGCTAGATAATGCCTAGTTATAATAACCCTAATGATGTACTTGATTTAGCTCAACGTATTTATATGAAACAACCAAATCTAGGTAATGTAAATGTTAATAACTTATTAAGAGAAGTAGAAATCTTAGCTAATCAATCTTTAAGTCAACCTGGATTAGGTGTTCAAGGTATAGATGATATTACAAAAGCAAGAGCTTTAAATAGATTACTAGGAGAACCTAATTATCCTCAAGTTACTAGAGGGGTAGACCTTAGATACCCTGTACGTAATGAATTAGGAATTAAAATGTATCAAGACTTAAATGATTATAATTACAGTCCTGAAGATGATAATTTTTATACTGACCCTGATAAATATTTCTTCGCTGATGATACTATTACTACACCTTACATTCCTACTTCAGCATTATATACGAACTTTTCATCATCTAATGATTATCCACCAATAGAAACTATGACTGTTAGACCTCACCTAAATACTGCTTTAGGTAAATGGTATTTAAGTAAGGGTGGCGTTAAATAATATGTATAATCCAAACAAACCTATTATGTTACCTGTAGATGAAGAAACTCCTGCTGATTTAGAAAATGCATTACTAAAAGAATATTATAAAAATTTAGCAATAACTAAAGGTGTTAAACCTCCATTCCTAAATACAGGTAAGATTTCAGGTATGACTTTAACTCCTGCAGGATTTGACGCTAAAGATTTATTTAGCAATATATCTGATGAAGAACTACTAGAAGTTATGTTAGCTGCAAGAAAGCCTAAATAATTAGGCTTTTTATTTTTATTCTTTTTATTGTATAATAAGAACAAAGGAGTGATTCATATGAATTTTATTGTAAAACATAAACCAGTATTCTATTTACTTCAATATACTTGGGGACTATTATTAAACGCTGTAGGTTTAATTATATCTCTAGTATTATTAATATCAGGACATAAACCTCATAAGTTTGGTAATGGATATTACTTTACTGTAGGTAAAAATTGGGGAGGTTTAGAGTTAGGTGTTTGTTTCCTTTGTGGAGAGAATAATCAGACTCACCACCTTAAATGCCATGAATCAGGACACGGAATTCAAAATATTATATGGGGTCCTTTGTTCCCATTTGTAATTGCTATTCCTAGTGCTATCCGTTATTGGTACAGAAGAAATCACATATGCAAAACAGCATATGATGACATTTGGTTTGAAGGTCAAGCGACAAAGTTAGGAGAGAAGTATTATGGCGATTGTTAAAAATCTTATACCTAAAAGAGAAAAGAAGCCTGTTGTAGTAGATGATTTCTTTGACCCTCTATTCAATAGACGTGCTAAAGAACAAATAAGAAACAAATATGGTGTAGACAATTTTGCTACACCTGTTTACGGTTTTGCAGATTTAATTGATAATACATTCATTCCTAGAGAAAATAGCTGGGGACCTTTAGGACCAGCAATGGGAATTCTAGGTAACTTTGGTAGAACGCTAGATAAAGCAGAAGATTTTATCTTAGGTGGAATTACTGAAGGTACTAATGCTGTTAATCAGATAAATCCACTTTCTTCTACGCCTGACGTCAAAGTTCATAATCCTCTAGAACAAGTTTTCATAGAAGATGAAGATTACACAGGTGAGAAGTTATTATCTGCTATGGCTAATAACATGGGTAGACTTGCAGGTAATACAGTAGTAACTGAACAAGATTTTGATGGTACTTGGAAACCTACAACTCTAGGAATAGAACTTGCAACAGACCCTGGAATCTTTGGTGGTTTCCTAGCGAAGAACACAGTTAATTCTTCTGCTAAATCTATTGGACAGTTATTGTCAAATTATGATGATATAGTTACTAGAGGAGCTTGGGACGTAACAATCCCAGGTGTTAGAACTACAATTAAAAATCACCTAGGACAAATTAGACAATTACTTGCTGCTAATACAGCAACTCCTTATAAAGATGTTCCTTTAAAAAATTTAATTAACGGTACTAAATCTACTGAAGAATTCGTTAATGAAATTGTAGATAAGAACATCTTTGATGCTAATCAACGTTGGCAAGATGCTATTGCAAGTGTACAAGAAATGTCAAAAACATTTGATGATATTCCTAATGTAACTAAAGTATTACGTAGCGAAATAGATGAGATTGAGAAAAATCTTGTTGAATTAGGCTATGGAGGAGATGAGCTAACTGCTATCACTAGAGATATTCGTGGTAAGCTAGATGATATTGATAGCTATATCGCTGATCCTAAACAATTTAATACTGAATTGTTTAATCCTCAAACTATAACTGATACTGTTAATAATGCTTTAGCAGTTAAAGATTTTGATGATATAGCAAGAAACTCTACATACAGTTCTGCTAGAGTAAACGAAGATATTGTTCAAGCTCTAGGAGATGAAACTGGTTTAGGAGTTTTATCTAAAGAAACTGGACTTCCAAGAGCTGAATATATCTTACCAGAACAAGAATTATCTGATTTAGATTACGAAGCCTTAAATTCAGAACTAGCTGATTACCTAAAGGAAATGTCAGACAACCCAGGACATCCTTTAGATTTAAAATATGCTGGTATCAAATATACACCTCAAGACAAATTTAACAAAGTCCTAGAAGGTGATTATTTTGAAGATGAATGGGCTTCGCAAATAGCGTCAAAAAAGGCTAAGGAATTAATAGAAAATACTCCTAGACAGAAGCATTTAGTAAAGTTTACAACATCTGTTTATAAAAATGCTAACTCTGAAATAGGTAATGCTGCTGTAAAATATTTACAGGATAATGTAAAATCTATAGAACCATTAAAGAAGTTATTTTACGGCGATAAACTAGATGATGAAACTTATAAATTATTTGATTATATCTCAGAAAAAGATATTAAGTATCTTGAAAATAATGTAAATAAATTACAAGGACTTACTAAGAATAATTCTAATTTAGATATATTAAATGCAGCTGAAGCTATATCAGATAAGTTAAAATACATTAAGAAAAAATCTTATAACTTACCTACAGGTTTAAGCTATGCTCTAGATACATTACCTAGAACGCTTGACGATATTGTTAAAACTGCTAAATATGGTTATGGAGATTATAATATCCAAGATGCTATTCGTACATTTAATGAATCATTATCTTACTATAAAGACTTCTGGGATATAAATTCTTATACCATGGTTAAAAATTATCTACGTGATGTAGACTCTCCAGTAGATATAGTATTAGATAAAAACTTTAAATTACCATTTAGTAAAGCTATAGAAGGTAATCCTAGATATGCTGGATATACTATACGTGATCCAAATCAATTATTGGACATTATACGTAAAAGAATGAATTATGGTATATATCCAAATGCTACCTCTGAATTCATTTTAAACAATTCAAAATATCAAAAAGGATTGCTTAAGAAAGCTAATGCCTCTTGGGCTTCTAACATATATGCAAAGTTAGGTATAGACGACCTAAATCCTTTAGAAGCAGATTATGTAAAATACATTTCTTCTGAGCTAAGAAATGCTGGTGATTTGAAATTCCTTAAAGGAGATATTAAGGATAAATTAATCAATGATTTAAAAAAGCAAGGTTTAGACTTTGACTTAAATTATAGAAATGTTGACACTTTCCTTCTCTCACCACCTAAACCTAAAGAGACTCCTGAAGAAATGATAAAGACTTTAACAGTAGACGCTGACGAACTAATGAGAGTAGGTAAGGAACGTGCAGTAGAAGCTTCTAAAAAAGCTCTAGCTGAATTACCTGATAACGCATTTGAAAAGTATGTAATATCTCCTCAAGACTTAAATAATGATATGTTCTTAAACACTATCAAAAAGAGAATTGAGGATTCAGGAATTCCTGAAGATGAAGGACGTACTTTGTTCAAATTAATATCCGAGGAAATGCAAGTCCCTATTAAAACTTCTAGAGGTGCTTATCACACACTTCGTACTGAACGAGTACGTAAGGCTTTATTTGATTCACTAGATATTATGAAACGTTATGGATTAGAAAATGGTAAGTATGATAAGAAAGCATATGCTCAATTTGCTAGACATACATCTATGTATTATAATCATGCCGACGCCTTAAATGGAGACATTACAAAGGCAGATTCCTTCTTAGATGAATTATTTGACGCAGGTGGTATAAATATTCACCCTGTCGATAAAATCAAAAATAAGGCTAAATTTGATAGGTTACGTAACGAAATTATGCACAATATTATAACTGTAAATAGAGCTGCAGGTGGAAAAGACCCTATTTTGAAACTTGTAGAGACTAATATAGACAAAAATAAAACTATATTAGGTTATGTTCTTAATACAGATAATAAAAATGCTATCGTTCAATTCTCTAAAATGAACCTACCAGAAGGAGCTCTAAAAGATATTACTTGGGAAGCTCCAAATTTAGAAAAGGCTGCAGCTATTAAAAAGGAATTCGATGCATCAGGAGCTAAATTTACATTCGATGAATTAGACGCTATCCGTGAAAATGCACAGAAATCTTCAGAGGATTTCTCTAGAATGATTGGATATGATGACTTTAAATCTAATTACTTTATGCACGCTATGACATATAGCGACCACGCTGAGCGTTTCTTAAGTTCTAAAGTATACAAGGGCATTGATTTAGATAAACTAGATACAATGTCCAAGGAGTTCCAATCTTATAGAAAAACTGGATACCAACATGCCTTTGGTATCAGTCCAGTATCTAGAAGATTGAGAGGTTCTATTGATGCTTGGAATAATTTAGCACCTGACGTTAATATATTCTCAGTTAATCCATATGAGATTACTAGAAGAACTTTTACAGATGGTATTTTTGCAGATGCAAATTTCCAAAACCACGTAGGTATGTTCTTTAATCCTAATTTCCGTATCTCTAGTTATGCTGAAAATATAGATGATCTAAAAAAGATTATCTTTGCAAGAGATAAAAACGGAAATCTTACAGGTAATATGGATAACTTAATACTTGCTTCACCTAAATATAATGAATCAGGTAGATTAATAGGTTATACACAGTACGACAAATTTAATGATAAAGCTCTAGAACGAGCTCTTAAAAATCCTGAAACAGTCTTATTACCTACACATGCTTTAGCACCTTTAGATAAATTACTTCGTAAAGATTTAAAGATGTCTAATAAGGTGTATGCGTTTATCAATAAGTATTTCACAATACCCGTTAAATTTGGTACCCTTACTAATTTAGGTTTCCTAACTGGTAACCTAGGTGATGCTTATTTAAAGCAAGCAATTACTATGTCAGAGAAGTACGGAACTTCTGTAGCATATGAGCTTGCAAGAAATGCTGAATCAGTTAAGAATGTTGTAGCTCTTAATAATAAATTCGATGGAACTTTTACAAAGTACGTTGAAGATATGAAGAAAGCTATGGGTAAAGATTTCATACCTTATTATGAACTTACTGATTCTCTAATTTCTACACCTAAAGCAAAGTTAAACTTTGAGGAATGGATTGAAAAGAGTTTAGCATTAGGTAGAATTTCACAAGGTGAAGCCAATGTTTCTAGATTATGGTTATACTTAAATAACTATGAACAGGTTATGACAGGAGACTTCCAAAACCTTGGTGATTTACTAGAAATGCAAAGCAAGAGTGAATATGCTAAACCTTTAAATCCTGCTGAAAAACTAATCAATAAAGCCGTTAACATTAAACCTACAAAGGGTGTAATGTGGGCATCTGGTAAAGTAGAAGAATATGCAAGAGCTGCTGAAATTCTAAATGATTTAACTAGACGCTATTCGTCAAAAGAAATCTATGAAATCCTAGGCGACCCTGAGAAATATGCTAAAGAATTCGACATGATGAATGTTAAATTATCTGAAGCATTAAATACAATGAACGCTTCTAACTTTAACTATGAATATCTAAATGATGTATTAGACAGTTTCGGTTCTCTAGTTCCTTTCCCAACTTTTGTTACTAAAAACTTTGCATATTGGTTAGACATTATGGTTAATAAACCTGAAGTAATGGATTCAATAATCAACGCTCAAGAAGTAGCATGGCGAGGTAAGGATACAGCATCAGACCAGTTCCAAGCTGAAGCTAAAGGTAGAGGAGCAATTCCACTTAGAGCGTCGAAAGATAGTAAATTTTTAAAAGGTATCTTTAAGCCTACTCCATATCAATCTATGTTTGGAGCATTTGACTTATTACAAAACCCTGTAGAGAATTTAGCGTTTAGAGTAAACCCTATCGCAACACCTATCACTCACCACCTTCAAAAGCCTGAGAATGATAAGTATAGACCTTACTCATTTGACCCTTATGAAAAGAATGTTAAACGAGGAGACCCTAACTATAGCGTATTAAGAGCTACTTTCCATAGACTAAATCCTTATGATAGAACATTACAGAATTGGTTAAGATTACCAGCAAACGTAAGTAGCAATAACGCACAAATATCTAACGTTTTGCCTTCAGTATTCCAGCCTGATTTCAGCAAAACGTCTAGTAATAAAAATAAAAAGAGGCAATAATATGCCTCTTTTTTTTATTATCCAAATATGTAAAAATTCAAGAATATGAATATTGCTATGTATGTAATAATATTAAATAAATTAAAATTAATTCCTTTATTTCCTAGAATTGCACATATTAAGAATACAAAATTTATAAAGAATTTAAACACAATTAAACTCCATAATATCCAAGCAAATACTAACATGTTATCACCTACCTAATATAAGGAGTTGAAGATTCTGTAGTCTTTAGATATTGTTCATAAATCTCAGGGTGCTCTTCCTTTAATTTAGCCTTATCAATATCACTTCTAGTAGTCACAGTGAACTTAATCTTAACTTTAGAATCATTTGAACGTTCTCCGTCTAAATATCTGTTAGTAATATCTGTTAAGACTAACTTCTTTTCAGTTTCTAAATCCTTAATCTGCTTATTAATATCTTTATATTTTCTAGCAGCTTCTGTGATTTCCTCAGTTTCTTTAGTAGGTTTATCAGCAGTTGCTATCATAGCTGCATTAATATCATCTTTATCTAATTCAGTTGTGAATTTAGGTGGAACGTGCATTGTCATATTATATTCATAGAATTCTTTAGATTTCTTTAATAACTCTGCTTGGAATACAGGGTTTGCAGGAATCTTAAAGTAATGCATTTCCCAATCCTTTTCAAATAATGCACCTAGGATAGCCATCTTAGTTTCAGTAACTAACATATATTCTTGTACCTGTGCATAATATGAAGCTGGGATTCCACAATAATCATCACCAAACCAATTTTGTTCTGCATATTCAGTAACTACCTTAATTTCACATACAATATTATTTGTATGCTTACGCATTGCAGGGTCTTTAGGAATAGCTAATCCATCTAGATTTGCTCTTAACCAAGGATATTTAGAATTAATTAACATATGATGTAACTCTAATACATCAAATCCTTTTTCAGCTAACATAGGTCTGAAGTAATTACTTCTAATTACAGGCTCTAAATCCTTACCTTTTCTAACTGCAGGCTTATCAGATACATCATTCTTGTAATCTAATACCTTTTGTTTATAAATTGATAATGGTGAAGCATATTTATTAAGTCCCATAATAGCTCCAATGTCTGATCCACCAATTCCCTTCTTACGAAGTTCTAACCAATCTTCCTCATTTTCAAATCCTAATACAGTTAAATTTGTATTAGTTTCTAGTCCATAGGACTTTAAAATTTTTAATGTTTCTTCTGCTGAAATCATTTATTTTTCCTCCTTTAATATTTTTACAGCATCTTTAGGTACTAAATAAACATTTTTATTTACAGTAACTGCAATGTATGCAGGTGATTTATAATTTGTAATACTTACTTTTGTACCCTTTTTTAATCTAATATGAGATACGTATGTATCAACGTCTCTAATTATTTCTCCGTAACGCATATCTTTTTACTCCCATATTTCATAAAATACAATAAATGTTTTAAAGAATCTCGAACATGGTCGTTAGTTATTTTACCATTTAGGTAATAATAGTTTTTACCGTTCTGTTCTTTAACTTCATAACTAGGTATATACATTCCTAGATAATCATCTTTAAATCTTGCTTTAGCTTGTGAAGGACTTTGGAATGTATACCTAATATTATATTGTTCAAGTTCCCAGATTAACGCTCCTATAAATAAAGATGTTTCAGGCATTTTACCTATAAGAAAACCATTACCTCTAACAACGAACGATTCTATAACTACAAAATCACAATTATTTATTATGATTTTCATAATTATATCTTCCCAATATAAATGTCTATCAGTATAATCTTTAGCTGCTAAACTGTAGGTCTTAAGGGTATCCCAATTAAAATCATCTATAATTGATATTCCTGTATGACCTTTACCTTCATTAAATGAACCTGATGGGTCTATAAATGCATATCTCATATTAACAGCCTCCTAAATTTGCTAATTTCTTAAGTAACCATTTAGGTACTTTATAATATCCAACTGCTCTAGTTTCATCATTTGGATCTTCTTTAAATATCTTTGAATATTTAAGAATTCTTTGTTTAGAAATCCATCTAGCTTCTCCCATAACAAAGCCACCTGTAATTCTATTATCTCCAACATATGATTCAACATCTATTGTAAACTGAATATTATATTCATCTACTCGTGATGAAATTGGAATAACTAACACTTTGGAGTTGCTAGGAGATGAGTTTTGTAACACCATTGCAAAATGCAATCCTGAAAATTCATCTCCTATATTTTCACCAAATTCTACTTCATAAATTTCTCCAGTATAACATTGGAATTTACAACTGTAGTTTGTACTCCAAATTGTTTGTATTCTTTTAATCCAACATTCACGACTTAGGTCTAATAAATTCTTACTCATTTTATACCTCCTCGTGTTTTTCAGCCCAATTTGTATTAGTAACTTCAACTTCAGCTACAAGAGGTACAAATGTTTTGACTGTATTTTCCATAATGTGTTTAATTTTATAGATTACATCATGTTCACCTTCAGCTACGCATACGCATAATTCATCGTGAATACAACCTTGTAATTTAGTTTTATAATTACCTTCGTGTAACATCTTATTAACTCTTATAATAACGAGTTTAATAATGTCTGCTGCTGAACCTTGAATTAAATAATTATTAAGTTTATATACATCCTTAGGGTCAGTTATATAATATCTTCTACCTAATAGATTTGTAACATATCCACCGTTTTTAGCCCATGTACTAGCAACGTGTGCACCATATGTTTTAACATCTTTAAATCTAGCATAGAAACCATTATATAGCTTTTCAATAATTTCAGGAGCTGTATCTGAAACTATTTCTTGTATTTTATGTAAACTACCACCGTAAATTAATGCAAAGTTTACACGTTTACCTGTATATCTCATTTTCTTAAATTCTGCAGAGTTTACATCTAAATCTGGGAACGCTGATAATGTAGATTGAGTATGTAAATCTACACCTTTCCATTCTTCATTATCTTCATCATGATACCATTTATCTCCAACTTTGTGGCATTTAAACGGCATATATGCACGAAGCATATTAATATCTCCATATCCGTGAGTACATCTATATGTATATTCAGCTTGTAGTCTTAACTCTACTTGTGAATAATCAATATAAGCCATTTCTGGATAATCCTTATCAATTACGAACATCTTTCTAGGATGGAACAATTCAAAATCTGCTAATCTTGAGTAAATAGGATTTTTTGGAAACTGCTGAAAATTTGATGTAAAACGTCCACTAACAGCTCCTGCTGCATCATATTGTGTAAATACTTTAGAATCACCTGAATTGTTAAGTTTAAATAACATAGGATTTATATATGTTGAAATCCATTTTAACAAAGTACGTAAATAAATTACATTATCTAAATACTTTTTAACAGGTTCAGGCATAGAAGCATCTGTTTGAATTGCTATATGAATGGCATTTTTATCTGTACTTTCTAGATTATATCCATAAACATCTGCTAACATTTTCTTAATTGCTGCATTTTGATTAGGACTTAAATCTTGTCCACAAAGCCTATAGTTTTGTTGTTTAATTGCATTAATTTCAAATATTAGAGCTTGTTTACATTTAATAATGTAAGGTTTATTTACAGTATATCCTGTTCTTTCCATTTCTACTAAAGGCATTATTAAATCCATTTCACGCTTTAATATAGGAATTTGCTTCTTATCAGCTACTATTGGTAATAGAAGCTTTGCTAATTCTAGAACCATAATAACATCTACACCACCATATTTCTGCATAAGATTAGGATCTACATCAGCATATGTAAGATACATATTTGATTGCCAATCAGAAAATATCTTTTGTACTTGGAATGTATACATATCTAGTGTACCTGTAACATCCTTTAGAGTTTCCTCTATTTGATTCTTTTTTACACCGTATGGTTTTAATGCATTAGCTAATTCTTTTAGCTTATCTTTCCATAATTTATCTAGATAAACATCTATTGCTTTATCTGCCTCAGTATATGTAGAACCTAATAATCTTTTAGCTAAAGGTTTTAATCCCATACTATATCCACCTTCACGTTCTGATTTAGATTCTAGAGCAAGTCTTGCTATAGATTTTAAATCACATAAAGGACATACAGGATACTTATAACCTATATTCATAAACATACTAATATCGAATTTAATGTTATGTGCTAAACAAAGATTACTTCTAGTTAGAATTGCTTCATATAGCTTTAAAACCTCTTGAAACACTCCTTCTAGATTTAAACGAATATCGTAAATAATTACTCTATCATCGTATCCAAACTGCAATAAGAAAGGTTTATCGTGTCCTATATCTATATAGTTTTCATCTTTTTTAGCCCAATTTATTTTAGTATTAGTTTCAGTATCAAATGCCATCATAGCAATATGTGAGGGAAGCTCTCGTCTAAGAGCTCCTACATCCTCTAAATTTTGAATTATATAAAATGTATATCCTAACATATTGTATGTAGTCATATTTAATCTCCTAACCCTACGGAACTTCGTAGTTTCTTCATTGATGTATAGAACTTAGGTGTTGCAGAAATCTTATCCTTTGTCATAGTAACAAAATATTCTGTACTTAATCTTTGTACTACATCGTTAAATAATAAAGCATCTAAACCTGAAATTGTCATAAGAGTATTCTTTGCTACATTGTTATTATTCTCTAGATACTTTAATACTGCAGGGTATCTAGAATATAACTCTGTAATTACTGCAATATCTCTTGTTGTACAATTCATACGTTTACGTTCTTCGTCAACAAACTCTTTTAACTTAAAGATAGGATTATCATATAAGCTAATTAATAAGCTTGCTGCGATGTTAATATGTTCTTTCTTAACAATAATATTTTCATAATCTAAATCTGTAGAAACCATATATCCTGCAATAGCTACTGCTAATCTAGATAATTTTTTCCATGTCTCAGTTGAGAATATCTTTAAAGAACATTGATACTTTGCATTTAGCTTCTTTGAAAGCTCTACAATATAGATTTCCATTTCTTTAGAAATCTTAATTTGTTCAGGCTTTCTACTCCAAATCCATCTAATACGAGTTTGTAATTGATGTTTTGTAAATCCTACAGGTGGTTCCCATAATGGGTCAATATCATTTGCTGATTCACCTAATACATAAATAAAATCAAATCTTGCAATATCTTCTATTGAACCTACTAATGGCTTAATAATTGATATTCCATTAGGATATGATGCAATAGGTCTTGCAATACCTTCTTCATCAGCTTTGGCATTAGATAAGAATAAAATTCTAACAGCTGCAGGTAATGTTAAATCACCTGTGCTACGATTAATTCTAACTAATCCTGATGAACGAATATCAGTTAATTCAGGCATTAATCTATATCCTGCTTTAGCTAATTCTTCAAAGATAATTGCTTTATTATGCATACGAGGTATTAATCCTGGTCTGATTGCTGAACCTGAACCAGCCTTAACTGAACCTCCTACTAAGCCTGCAGGAGTAGCTGCTGAACCTGCTAAAGATGCAATTTGAGCAAGTCCGTAAACTTCAGATAATGCTTGTGCAGTAGATGATTTACCTACTCTTGATTCAGCTACAATCAATCCATCTAGATAACCTTTAATATTTTCAAATCTACCAAAATTAAATGCTCTAGGAGTATGATACCATAAATCAATTAATCCTAATAATTTATTATCAACATCAAATTTTACATAAGATTTTTGAGCTTCAACTAATTCCTTAAATGGCTTTGATTGGAATTCAGCTAACTCTTTACATACTTCAGAAGTTACTGTAAATGATGTAATTACATCTGAACTTTCCTTAACTTCTAAAACGATTAATACTTGTTGCTGTCCCTTCATTGGATGAGGAACAACTTTATAAATAATCTGATAATTTTTACCTGCTTCTAACTTTTCATCAGTATAACAAGTGAACTCTGTACGTTTAATATCCTTTGCAATAACTGATTCAGTACAGTCTGCTACGATTGCTTTAAATATTGTCTTAGGGCTAGAAGTTGTAACCTTAACGAAATCTTCATTTCCCCAACCTACAATTCTTTGAATATTCTCTAGAATTTGAGGACCTTTTAGATTACTATCTGTTAAGATTAACACATCTTCAAAATTAGATTTTTGTAAAGACCAATATTCTGTATCGCCTTTATCATGTTTATTAGTATCTTCTCTATTACCCTTATCAATCTTTTCAATAGTTGCATATCCTGGGACTGAATATTGATCTTCGTATGTAGCCATAACTTGAATGTTACTACGTACAGTCTTACCTAGATATGTAGTAGAAGCTTCATTTAAAGATACTTCAGGGTATGATTTCTTTAAGTAATCTTCTTGACAATCAGCGTCAAATAATTTTGCATTATTTAACATTTCATCAAATTCAGTATTACCATATTTATACTTTGTAAAGAAATCTGTAATATCTTCTTTTTCTTCCTTTACATACTTACCAATATCTGCAATATAAATTGATTTTGAAACAGAGAATAATGTAGATGCTAACTTTAAAGCTCCATCTCTACCTGGACCATCGTTATCATATACAATATAAATTTGTCTATCCTTAAAATCATCTAAAAACATTGTAGGAAGCATCTTTGCTCCACCTAAAGAAATAGCATTATATCCATAAGTTCTAGCAAATGCCATATCCTTTTCACCTTCACATATAACTGTTGCAGTCATATCAGGTTTCCATAGATGATAAGGTAGAACTAATCCACCTTTAACTTTAGGATTTGAAATTGTTTTAGGTTGAATACTTTTATCCGTAGTATACTTTCTATAATCTAAAATTCTATTCTTTACAATAACTGGGAATAGTAATCTTTTAGAAGTTGTATCTGCCATAATTAAAGGTGTTCCTGTATCTGGATCACAACTTGTATAAGTATCACAACCTACCTTTAAATCTTCTAGTACCTTAGGATTAATTCCCATATGAACTAAATCCATATATGTACTATTACCTTTATACTCACCACCATCTCTAGAATATCTTTCATAATCATCTAGAGAATCTGAATTCATTAATAAGCTCTTAAATGAACTTACATTATTTTTATTAATATTAAAATATGCTTGTATAAAATCATTTTCGTTTCCGTGTGCTCCACATCCAAAACAATGATATACTTTTTGATTTGTATTTATTTGCATTGACGGCGTAGCTTCGGAATGAAAAGGGCAAGAAACAGTGTTCTCGCCCAATGTCAAACCTGGGTACACTAAATCAAATGCAGTTAAGCCAATTACGCTATCTGCCATATTTAGTTCCTCCTTAAATTTTATAATACATCATCTAAATTAATATCTAATGAAGGCTCTGCATCATTACCATTATCATCTAATGTAGGAATATCTGCAACTGTTGGCTTTTCAGGTTCAGGCATTTCAGCCTTAACTTCATCTGTGCTAAAAGCTGCTAAAACTTCTGCAGCTGATGTAGTTGAACCTGGAAGTGGCTTATAATCATCTACTTGATTATAATCTTGTCCATTATATTTTCTAATAGATACATCAATCATAACTGTCTTTGTAACTGCAGCCTTAATACCAAATGTATAAAGTTCAGCCATAGATGTGAATTCCTTATTCATATCTACGCCTGCTGCTGTTAAAAATGAACTTAACTTAGATGCAAAAGCTGTAGAAATAGTATCTAGTACTGTACGCTTTGCGTAAGTACCTTCAGTAATTCTAAATGTTACCTTTGCATTGTAAACACTTGCATCGTTCTTGCTAGGAACGAATTCCATCTTTTCAATAGTTGCCTTATAAGTTCCCTTTGGAACTACGTTTGTACATAAACCCTTAAATGAAAATCCCATAGTTTTTAATCTCCTTATCCTTTAATATATTCTGTGAATTTCACTAATTTTTCTAGAGGTAATTTAGCTAATAAAGCAGGTGTTAATTCTTGCTTTAGCGCTCCCTCTAATTCCGTAACCTTTGAAGATTTGTGTGATTTTTCATTTAAAATGAACTTAATCATACCTTCAATTTTACGCTTTTGAACTTCCTCAGGTGAAATACCTTCGGAAACAATTTGAGCTAATAACGCTCCGTCTGCTACTGTAATAGGTGCTTCAGGATTTTCTTGAACCATTTTAATTTCATTATAGCCAATTCTATCCTTAACAACTTTACATTCATGAGTTTCTAAATCTAATGATAAAACAACATCAGTTTCATATCTAACATCACCTTGCATATCTTCTTTTAATCCGACTGCCTTAGGTACTGTTTTACCTCTAGAATTTAACTCCATAGCATATTCAGTTTTAGCTCTCATACCTAGTAGCATATGCATACTATCATTTGCGATAATATTCTTTAGTATGTTCTTCTTAGCTACGATTTCCTTTTCGCTCCAAGCTCCATACATTTTCTTCTTATCGCCAAGTTCCACTTCAATCTCTGCTGCTCTGTCCAGAATTCCATTTTGTCCACTCCAAAAAGCTGTATATGAATCTATAATCATAATTTTAATTCCTTTTGACAACGCGTAATCTATAAGATTCATTAGCTTTACAATGTCATAAGGTGGTTTGAACATATAATACAGCATGGACTCAAGCGTCTCACCACCTACACTTCTACCTACTGCCTTATTTGCACTACCCTTTTCAGTATCTACGAATAAACAAATATCTTTTAGCAATTTACCTGGGTATAGTTTATCTCTAATTCCCATAGCTAGCTTAATTAAAGCAGAGGTTTTGCCTGAACCAGAGGGTCCAAAGATTTCTACTGAAAGTTTGCTTTGCTTCTTAGACATTTCTTCAAACTCAAATTCTTCTGGCATTAATCTTTTTCTCCTTTCCCAAATATTTCGTTCACGTTTTGAATGTTCTCTTTCTTAATTACTAGATGGTCATATATCGTTTCCTCTACACTACCCTGCATAATTAAGTCGATAACATATTTGGTGCACGGTACACCATTTATGGGCGTCATTCTTGCTTCGGCTTGTTCATTATAGCCTTGAGCAAAATCCCTATCTAAAAATATAATATATGATGCTTCAGGAAGCGTCAACGCTTCTCGTCCAATATCTGATTGAATAATAAATACTTGAGATTTACCATCTCTAAAATCTTTGATTTCTTGATTTCTGATTTCTAGTTTCATTGAACCATCTAATGCAGAATAAGAAATTCCGTATTTCTCAAATAACAATGCTAAATTCTTTAAAGCCTTTAGCTTTTTAGACATAATGATAAATTGCTTAACATTCTTTTTAGCAAAGCCTATTAGATATTTAAACTTAGGTGGTATTTCCTTGTAATCCTCGGTTAATATCGCTGGATCATTGCATATCTGCTGTAATCTTAAATATTTAACCATTGGATTAATACAATCAATATCTTCTCCATATTCAAATTTTTTATCTACTGAATCATATATTTCATATTGCTTACTATCCATACCTAGAAGTACCTTTTTATAAACCTTTTTATAATCTTTAAAGATTTCTAAATCCTTCTGTTTAGTCTGTACAGCACAACTCTTTAAAATATAATTTAATTCAGCTTTTCTTTTTAAACCTTTAGCTTGCTTACCATATGAAGTATCTTCACATATGTAAAAATATTCTTTAAATAAAGCAAATGCATCACTTGTAGGTTTAAATTTAATCTTACTATAATTAATGAAACTTAATACTCCAAATACATCATATGTTGCTTTAACTGCAGGAGTTCCTGTAACTCCTAGAATATAGGGATGTTTCTTTTTACAAATATCCTTTAATTCAAACATTGCTGTAGATTGGTCTGTTTCAAAATTACGTAATCTATGACATTCATCTCCTACAATCATAATGTTACTAGCTTCTTTAATATAAACTAAAGATTTAAGCTGTGTTTTAGTTAGTCTCTTTAGTAAATCATATGTAATAATTCTATAATTTATACGAGTATCGTCAAATTTATCGTTAAAATCTTTAATATCAGATGTCTTTTTGATAATGCCACCTGTATAGGTAGTATTTCCTAGATATGAATTCACTATCTTAAATTCATCATACCAACCTTGTAGTGCAGATTTAGGACAAATTACTATCATTGTACTTCCTTGTGTTAAACATTTATCTGCAGAAGCTATAGCTATTCTTGTTTTACCTGTTCTTTGTTCAGATAAAATTAATCCTACGTGAGGGTCTGAATATTCTAGCTTTGTACATAATTGTAACAAATCGTGAGCTTGATAGTCTCTTAAATCATATTCTACCATTACTTTAACAACATCTTCAATTTTTATAGTCTCTAAACTTGATTTTAACTTTAAATAATCTTTTTGAACTTCTTTTTTAAGTTCTTCTAGAAATAATTTCCACGATTCTACGTATGTAGCATCTTTTTCATATATTGTATTTTCAATATATTTCTTAAATTCTAAATACCAATATACATTAGCTTTAGGATAATCTAAACACATTGTAAAATGTTTAGCTCTTTCTTCTTTATAAAACCTTAAATTATAGAATGAAAATTCTCTACACATTGTTTTTACTAAATTACTATTTAAAACATACATTTGAAATGTAGGATCTGATGAGTATTTAGTGGTTGCTAACTCCATATTTACTCCTTTCTATATTAATTTTTAACGCTAGGCGACAACCCAAAAGGGTTAGAGACGCCTAGTTATTATCATTAAAAAATAATGATTCAGGTAATACTACCATTGGAGGTTTATCTGATTGTTTTTCATCTGCTAGAATATCTTGTCTTAATTTTAATAAAGGTAATGTATCTTTATTTGTTAAATCCATACCACCTGCTAAAGCTGCATCTGTTTTTGTACTTGCAATAATTGCAATTTGTTCAGCTTTCCAAGTTCTAAATGCATCACAAGATAATATTCTAACCCAATCAGTATACTCACCACCTATTTCTTTAGCTAAATCAAATTGATTTTTATAGAAATTTGCTGGTATACCTGACATGTATGCTTCTACTAATGTACGAAATTTATCTTCTTCATACACATCTTTAAATTTCATATTTTTAAATAATACATCAAACATTGTAAAACCTCCTCGTATTTTTATAATAATATAATTATTATAAAAATGCAAATGATTTAACACTTTACGTTAAATAAATTTATAAGTTCTTTTTTAAGTTCTTTACCACCGACAGTTGTAAAGTTTGGAATTTTCATACGATTGATTACACAATATGCTGTAATATAATTTCTTAATTGTAACCATGTAGAAATTTTATAATCCTTAAGAAATTTATAAACTTCTTCTTTATTAAAATCTTTATAAAATTCATAATCTTTATTATCGTAATACATCGTCTAAGAACTTCCTATCTATGATTCTAAAAATTCCAGCAATACTATAAACAGCTTCAATAAATTTACGCATAGCTTTTTGTGCTAAGACATCATTTATTCTAGGATATATTGTAGGCTTGTAACCTGTATCAAACTTTTCAATAAATTCCTTTTGACGTTTCCAATATATCTTAGAAATTCCATTAATATCCCTAACAGATAACTTTGTACCTGTAAATAAGTACATCATTTCTTCATCTGTAGGTTTGTTCTTATGATCCATTAATGTACGTAGAGCGTTAACAATTAATAAATTATTAATACTGTAAATATTACATACGTTTCTAACCATTGCCCAAAATTCAGTAGTACCTGTTTCAGATAAATCTCTATCTGAAAAATAAAGATAAAATAAACATTCTACAAGTCTATTTGTTTCACCTTTATTTAATTCACGAGGTTCTACCTTTGTTTTCTTTGGCGGTTCAACGATTTCTTCATCATCATCGTCTACTTCTGCAAGTTCTTCAACTTCTAATTCTTCATTATCCATTTTTTATTTCCTCCCAACC